TGTTTTACCTGTTTTGATCAGCCATGATTGGCAAGTGCCGATGACACAGTGCTGCATCGACAGCATGCTTTGCACGACCGACGTGCCTTTTGAATTGATCATTGTCGATAGCAGCATTGGGAAGCACAGTGATCTTCAATGGCCGAAGGCTGATCGTGTTATTCGCCGCCCCGCCGCTGGCAACTCGACGGCGGACATCAACGCCGGGCTTGCAGTAGCAAGCGCAGAGTACACGCTATACATGGGGAACGATGTTTTCGTTCGCGATGAGTGGGCAGAGGCTTTGTTGGAATGTTTCGCTATAGACGATTGTGGGATCGCTACGTTGGCGTCGGCTGATCTGATGAACACGCCGCTAGCGCAGTTCTTTGGCAAGCCGCTCATCCTTGAAGGGCTCTATGGTCCTTTCATGATGTTCAAGACGGGCGAGAATTTCGACGCCGACAATTTTCCGGCATCGTTCGCTGATAGCGATATGATGATGCGCATGTACTCAAATGGAAAGCGCAGCTATCGCAACTGCCGTGTGGTGATCCAGCATCTCAATCGGCAGACGATCAACGGGCCAGCGCATGAAGCCGCGTTCGAAGCCGCGAAGATGACCTTCTCACAGAAGCACGGCGGGAGCCCGCTGTTGATCTTCCGGCTGATCATGGAAGGGTGGATAACCTGAGACTGCCCCGGCCAGAAGCGACGCAACTTCTGACCGCCCTGGTGTATCTGGTCATGTTGGGGCTGTTGGCGCTGGCTTTCTTCTGGTGACCGTTCCCCAAATTGCTTTGTAGAACCACAGGGAGCCCCGAGGCGATTTCCGGGCCGCTGGTGAGCGCTGTGTTCCTGGTCATGGAGGTAGCGGGAACGGTCCCCGCCCTAATCCTGAGCCCGCTGGCGCAGGCGGTTGGTCTGGAAAGGTTCCTGGGGAGGTGTTGAGAAAATGGCACCAGAACAGAGGTGGAACATCTAAGACGCGATTAAGGCCGGGCCGCTTGCTATGATTGGCGAATGGAGATCACGCCAACCAAGGTTTGGGTCGGGATCGGCGGCGTCGCTGGCACGTTGGTATCCATTTTTGCGGTGATCACAGCATGGCAAAGCCTGGAATGGCGACCGGCCACCATCGGCGAGGTGCGGGCCGAAGTCGGGGCATCGGCGGCCAAGGCAGAGATCAAGCTGGCACAGGTTCAAGAACAGACCACAGAAACCAAATCGCTGTTGTTGAACGATCTGCTATTGCGTACACAAAAAGCGATCTATGAAAACCTACGCGAGCAAGAGCGGCAGAAGACGACATGCGGCTGCCCCGATGTGCAGCCCTGGCTCATTGACGAATGGCTTCGCTTGGAGAAAGATCAGCAGGACTACCAAATAGAATTGGACCAACTGCTGGGGAACTAGCGATGTCACTGGTTAGCTGGATTGACGTACACATTTTCAACGGATCGCAGCATTACATCATCAAAGCACGGCGCAGGGTTTTCACCATCGCGAAACCGTGGGCGCTGCCCGACAAGCTGATGCGGGAGTACTACTGGTGGCTGTACGGCGCGCGTGCTGGCGGTTTCGTTCTTGCCTTCATCATCGTGGTGCTAGCAAAAATCTTTTTGACGTGATAGAGTTCAGCACTCTGGGACTGTTTGAACCGTTTTTCCATCAACAAAGATGGAGGTGGTGCATGATCTAGTTTTCCTGTCCGACCCCCTAAATACGAAGGCGCGGCTGTGTAAGGCGGTCGCGCCTTCATCGTTTCAGCAATCGCTTTATGGCAGACTAACTAGGCGCAGATCGACCACTGCGTTGCCCTTGTGCAGCGCTGCTTTCTTCCCTGGCGCGCCGGGGGCAAAACTTGATGGGGCCGGGTGGCAAGTCTGCCCGGCCCCCTTTTTGTGCTCGATTGTATAATCGAGGTATGTGGCAAACAGGCACTATTGTCATCACCATTGCCCGACCGGAACCGTTGGCACACCCAACGGCGCAGGCAATATGGAAAATCTTGTCGAGCCGGGACATTGAGGATGCCAGCTTAGATAATTTGCTGCCGATGCTGCGGGCGTTGCAGATACTCAATATCGAGGCCACGTCACGATCATGAAGCCGCGCGTTAAATTCAATGATAGCGATGTAGTGTACTTCCTTAGCGATGGTGCGAAGGATCGCCCGATAGAGGATCGCTGGCTGCGGCTGTGGATCAACGAGATTTTCTTTGTGCTCGAAGATAATGACAAGCTCGAATACGAAGGGCGGAGCCGGGTGGTTGTGGTAAGGCAATGAAGCCAACAAAGAAGGAAGGTGTCTGCAAGGTCGAGGGAGCGCTGGCGCGCATCATGTACGAAGCCATTGACATTTCGCTTAGTCTGCGGGCCGCGCATCATTGGTTAACGGGAAAGCCGTTGGAGGACGGCGAATTGGAAAGCTGGTGCATGATGGTGAAGCTGTTGCCAGCGGCTATCGAGCGCCGCGTTGGCAAGCATTGGGATGACCGATGAACCCGCGTACACGTCCCGGCCCACGCGAGAATAGAGACGATCTGGTGCGCCTGTTGGCCGAGGCTGGTAGTTTTGGAGGCGATCAGAGCTTGGCGACTTTGAATAAATGGCTGGACCGCGCGGCCATAGAGGATAATGAGTTGGTGTTCTGGTGCAGGGTTGTACACAATATGGTGCGGGCGTTGCGGTTCCATGATGTTTGGAAATCAGAGACAGATCGATGAACCCGCGTATCGCACCCATGTTTACGCCGAAGGTCGATTTCAGCGCGTGGCACTGCGAAGGCGCTGTTCCGCTGTCCGATAGCGAATTGGAAATCTGGATCAACGCGGTTTATCAACTGCGTAAGCAGGTTGCGTACGCCATTGTATCTACAGTGCTGAAAAAGTGAACCCGCGCGTGCAAGAGGTTGGGGTAGACAAGTACACGCTGGATTTCAGTTCATGGCGGCAGTCAGGCACCATCGATCTTGAGGACAACGTGTTAGAATTATGGATCACGGCAGTTTTGCGATGTGAGGATATGGCATTCGCAGCGAGAGCGAAGAAAAGCCCCGGATGAAGCCCCGACCGAATGACGATTGGAACGAGTACACGTTGATACTGAAAGGTTTTCGCGAAACGGAGCTATGCGACAACACCTTACTGTTTTGGGTTGTTGAATTGATGCCGATCCCGACGCATGCGAGAGACGCGATGGAGGGGACACAGATTTACCGCTACAAGTACATCAGGTCATGAAGAAACAGGCAGACAGCGTTGAAGAGGATTACCGCAAGTGGCGGCGGACTTTCAGCTTCACCAGATTGAGCGAGGGTGAGGTTGACGACAACACGATCACCATATTGCGAAGATGGGCGCACACAACGGGAACCCGTGCCAAAGAGTTTGGATTTACCTTGCGGCAGCTTTCCGGCGGTAATGCGCCACGGGAGAAGAAAGATTGGCTGGTTTAGTGCGAGATACTGAAGCGTCCCGCTGGTTCGCGTCTATCGTCGGATACAATCATTTGATGGGGTTTCCTCTTGATGATCGTGCTTTGGGGGAATGGTGCGCCACGATGGAAGCAATCCTGGTAGTGTACAGCAGGGATTTTGTCGTCGGAATTAGGAGAAACCGGATTGGCTGAGAAGAGCAACATGAAGCGATTTTATGAGCCCGTGAAACCACACGATCCGCAGCGCTGGCTCATCGGGCTTTATGGGTATGAGTTGATGCTGGAAAGCAAGCTCGATGATGTGGACCTATCGAGATGGTGCAGCACGATGACGGCACTTCTCGATCTATACGACAGGACATTTCCCGGCAGGAATAAGTACCCGGCATATAACCAAGCTTTTCCATTAGGGCCAGGAACCGTTGCGGACAGTCAGCTTGCAACGCTGCCCCGTGTGCAGACCAGCGGATCATGGAAAGACTAATCCAGCATATATCGGCATAACATGCGAAAACACATAGATGGGGAAGGGGATGGATGTGGGGCCGAAGCCGCGCATCGTTTCCATGTACACATTACCATCGAGGACGTAGTCGCGCTGTTGCGCGTGGTGGGGATGGAATGGTGCGTTGGAAATTATGTGCGACTGCACTACCAACTTCAAACAGTGGTTCGCAGAAAGGCATGATCATGGCGACAACATCTTTTCCTGATATCATCATGTCGATGCGGTTGCCGGGCCGCGAGAGAAAGCAGAATGAGTACGTCGAGTGGTTTTGTGAATGGGCTGCCGGGCGCTCATCGCCGACGGTTAACGTTCTGGTAATTGGTATGCCACCCGCGCCCGAACATTGGACTGACAACGAGCTTGGTCTGCTTTCGGGACTTTTAGAGTTTGTGATTAAACAGCAGGAGTACGAAAATGCGAAAGCCAGCGATCCGCAAGACGGTTTGGTTTTCACCAGGGCAGCGTCGCCATCTGAACGCGGCAATAAGGAAGGCGCGGGAGGCTACCGCGCGGGAGTGCGTCGAGATGATCCGCATCGGCGGACCCAGCGAAACAACGAAGATCGTGGCATCGATCCGCCGCAGGTTCCGCTTGAAGCAAGGCTGACCGGTATGTGACGGTTGTCACTGTCCTAAAGTCAGGATTGTATGATAAGGTTAGAAACGAGCTTTTCAAACGTGTGGAGATGACAATGCGCAAGACTTTACTACTGAGTACGTTCCTGGTGCCGGTGGCGCTTGCTATTGGCGCTGCCAATGCGATGGCGGCAGTGGACTGCGACAATCCGGGGCTGAATGCAAACGGCAACGGTATGTGCCCTTCTGACAAGGACGCGCCCGAGCACGCCGCTATCAGTCACGGTGATGATCCCGGCGACGACGACGATGACGATGACGATGACGACGATGACGACGACGACGATCAGGATGACGACGATGACGATGATGACGACGATGACGATGATGATGACGACGACGATGACGATGACGATGACGACGATGACGATTGTCCAAAGGGAGATGTTAGCCCTGCGGCGGCACGGTCGAGCGAGGCACCATCGGGTGACAGCGGAGAAGGCGCATCAACTGATGGCGGGGCTGCGGCGGACGCCGGAGCCGCCGCTGGGGGAGCGGCTGATACTGCCGGATCGGAAGGTGCTGCGGCTGACACGGGCGCAGAAGGTGGCGCGGCTGATACAGGCGCAGAAGGCGGCGCTGCCGAGGCCGGACCGGAAGGCGGTGCAACAGAATAATCGGAAAAGCTAGCAGACGGCATTGCGCCGAACCGTGGCGGCTGTAGTCAACGGGTTTTGCTAGCCTCAAGGGGGCCATGATGGTGTCGGGCGACTTCATCATGGCTCTTTTGTTTTTTGGAGAGGAGTACGTGAATGGCAACAGGAAGTGAGACACCAACCATCGCGAACATGGTGTACGCATCGACGGCGGTGCCGATGGGAATGACTGGCGGCGATTGGGATGTTGGTGAGACTATGAAGGGGGTGCTCCCACAAGCGGGGCAGTTTCTTCGCCGCGTCACCTTGCCCGCTGCTGGTTTCATCAATGAAGTTGTGGCAGAAGCCCGCAACGAAATCGAAGGGAAGGCAAACATGGCGCAGTTGCGTATCGTTCAGGTTTTCATTGCCGATATGGATGAGAATATTCCGGTCGAGAAGCGTGTACTTTATCAGGGCACGCCGAAGGTCACCGACGCGACCGATCAGGAATTGTTTTTCGAGATCAGCATTCAAGAGCTTATGAAGGCACACAATGAGATGCGCGTGAAGGTCATCAACAAGAAGGTGAAGGACCGCACCGAGTACTTGGAGCCCGCCCGCATTCGCGATCTGAAGATGATCGTGACCGCGCTGGCGAGCTTCTAACGAGGTAGCAGGGCTGGGATTTGCCCAAGGCGAAAGCCCCCTCGAAGCTGCCGACTTACGGGCTTGGGGGAACCATCCGCTCTTGAAGCTGCCAACAACTAGACCCTGAGCGGGTTAGCCTTCGATTAGGCAGTGGTGGTAAGGCCCGGTCCTGTTACACTACCTCAAGATCAATCGATGGTGCGGGGGTGGCTCCATGCAATGCATGCGCAAGGATTGCAGCGAAGAGGCGAAGTGGCAGCTAGGCTGGAAAGTTTGGGCTGAAGGCCATCCGAAAACCTCGCCCGCGTTGATTGGCCGTGTTGGGCTGGCGATCTGCGATGACCATCTGCAAGAGACTTTGCGGGAGGGTGTCAAATCCTTCATGACCAAAGACACGTTTGCGCGCATCAATCAATATCTGCAACAGGCCGGGAAGCTGAACGCTGATTTCTCGCAGGCCGAAGTCACCTATGAAGAAATCATCGATGGCAAGTTGTACATGCCGGGCGACTACACATTTAAGGCAGCGAGGAACTGACCCATGCGCGTCGAACGCACACCAGCGGGAAGAAATTTGCCGCCCTATCGTGTTGTGATCCAGGACGGCTATGTGTACTGCGAAACAGAACAGGCCGCGATCCGGGAAGCCCGCGCCTATTGCGGGCCGAATGACGTGATCGACTTGCCCGAGCGGCCAACAAAGCCGGAGCGATTTCAGAGCGCTGCGATGCGAGGCGCGGCGAGTGCAGTGGCGCGGGAACAAGCTAATATAAGGGAGGCATTCGGTATGGCGCGCATCAAGGTCGAACAGTCGAACGAAAAGCCCGTTGAAAAAGGTGTACTCGCCGAAGCCATTGTGAAGATCGGCGACGCTGCCGACGCATTGAACAAGAGCGGGCTCAATGAAGAGGCCATCGTGATCTTGCTGCACGCGAAGTGTGGCGTTAGCAAGGTGGATATTCGCAAGGTGCTGAACGGGCTGCGCCAGTTGCGCGGTTGGTATTGCCGGTAGAAATGAGAGTGTACAATGTGGCCTTTTAATCGCAAAGCGCCGCAGCCACCGAAAGAGTGGGCCGGGCCAATTGCGTTCTTCGATTGGACAGATGAAGATATCGCCGCTATGTCGGCTGCGTTGCGTACATGTGGCCAACCGGATAGCGAGGGCTGGCAGCGGCAGGCGCGTATCTGTCTCAATACGTTGCGCGGCGGTTCCGCTGTTGAATTGGTGGCGCGCGAAATCGAGAAGTGCTTAAATCCGGGCCATGATCCTGACCGGCCTATCGCCTTTGGTCACTACATGCACGGCATGCCGCACTGGTGCATGTGGATTTCAGATGCGAGGGCGGCGGTTGCGTTCAATGCAAAACGAGATGTGCCGACTACCAGCGCGGTGGGGGAAAGCTGACATGAAGCGTCTTCGCAAGCGTCCCGCTCCGAAGCCGACTGAAGCCACGCGGCGGATTGAGCGGGCGGTGGAACTTCAAGAGCAGCTAAAGCGGGCCGTTGATGAGGTCGCCAAATGGCCAGCACATCGCCGTGCCGAATTGGAGCAATGGGCGCGTGAAAGCAGCAATGACCCGCCACGCGGCGGTGAACGTCAGGGGCCGGGATGATGGGCGAGAAGCGCATGAACAATGAGCAACTGGACAAGCGGCTAGAGGCAGCGAAGGCCGAATGCCATTGTGAAACGCAAGACTACCCCGGTATGCATTGGCCGTGGTGCCCCAGATCAGATGTGTACCAACAGAGGACCAACGTGATGAGCGCTGAGAAACGCGGAGCCAGCTTCAATCAAGATGTGCAGGATTACGTTGACGAAGCGGAAAAGGCGATTGAGAAGATGCGCGCGGATCAGACGAAGGCGAAGGCGTTTGCGGAACGGACAAAGGATTGGGGGCCGTTAGCCGAGGAATGGGATGATGTAGCCGAAACTGGCAACCTCGCCCGCGCCTATCTGACCTTGGAACAGGAGATCGTCAATCTGCGGCGGGCTCTGGCGGTTTTGCGTGAGCAGGCAAAGCAGTCGGACCATTGCGATGATGCTGGGGATTGTTGGGTAGCTTCCGACCACATCGTTATGATAGTTGACGCAGCCCTTGCACGAAAGGAAACGCTTCCATCTGAACTGGCGGCGGAATGCCTTGATGCAGCCGATGCCGAATGTGGCGGTTGGACAACCGTCAGTAAGGCTGCGTCTAGCGTCGTGCTGAAGCACATCACCGCCGCCATCACCGTCGAACGTGCGCGAGCGAAGTCGATTGTCGATGCCGCTACTGATCTAGTTACGCTGTGGCAGCACATGAAAATCGATGGGCTGCCCCGCGCTGAACGAAATGCCGCTATCGAAGAGACGCGGGAACGATTGATAGCGGCAGTCCGCGCCGCCCCTGGGACGGAGGCGGGACAGATCAGATGCGCCCACGATTGGCTGCGGCATTTAGCGGCTGATGGTACAACTGTGGTGTATCAGAAATGTGTCCGTTGCGGATTAGAGGAACAGCGCCCATGACCGCCCCGACCAGCGCGCAGGATGCGGCGCGGCAAGAGGTAAGAATTAAAGGTGCCGTAGATAGACTGCGCCGACATGGTTACCCAACAGAGGCCGATATGATCGAGGCCCAGCAGCAAGAGATCGCCGATCTGCGGCGGCGGTTGTCCGAGGCGCGTCCTGGCATACCCATTGATACGTCAAGCAAAGATAATTTTATCGGTCGAAGTGACTTCAACGTGGGAGAGTACAAGCCATGACCGCCCCGGCCAGCGCGCAGGATGCGGCGCATCCAATTCCTGAATACGACGCCATCGCTAAGTCTGTTGTCGGCAATGAGTACCGCATCGCACAGGCATTGCGGGCCGCCTACAATGCGGGAATGCGATACAAGGATGAAGTCGAACTTGATCGTCGCGTCACCGCCCACGGCGCAGCGGAGCGGGCGCGGGCTGTGGAGGCCCATTGCAAGGCAATGTGTACTTTGTGCGAAGCCGCATATCCGCTGAAACTTAATGGACGTGGCTCATGGGTTCACCATGCAGACGGCGATTGGAGTAGCCCATGTCAAGCCGCCGCCATCCGCGCCCTGGCGAGCGCCGGGCCGGTGAGGGATGGGGAGTGATGACACATTCATTTGTCGGCGAGTGTATTGGTGGACCTCTTGATGGAAAGCGACTAGCGCATTGGCAGAAATCTAAAAAGTTCTACAGCCCAATGCAGCCTTATGGATCGCAGAAAATCTTACCTGTTATGATTGGAGAGTATCGGCTGAATGATTTTGGCCAATGGCATTGGTGGCAAACCGAAGCTGGGAAAGCCATAGAAACACTTGAAAGAATACAGCCATGACCGCGCTGCGCGAGCGCTGTCCAACATGCGGGCGGGCGTTTCGCGGGAGCGGTCTTCCACATCTCATAAGGGGCATGTTGCCGGGCAATCGTCTTAGCGTCGAGATGATCGCAAACAAGCTGGATGGGATGAGTGTCAGCGTATCGAGGAAGCAGCTTTACAATGCGCTAGGTTCTCTGGTGCGCCGCAAAGAAATCAAGCGTCTGCACTATGGAGTGTACACAGCGTGACAAATCTGGATGAGATCGCGTTTCAGTGCTTCATGGCATGGTGTGGGCAGCCGCCTGAAGAGCATCGCGCCACGTTTGAAACCGCGTGCCGCGAACGTTGGAACGTCGAGGCCGATCACAATTCGCGGGAGGGTTGGCGTCGCGTGGCGTCGGTTTTCATTCGCTTGATCCCGCAGGAAACGATGCCGGAGCCGCTGAGTGTGTACGCAATTCTCGATTTTGATAGCGGCTTTTATAACCCCAACAAGATCGAAAGGTGATCCATGCGCCGTTTCATTGTCATAGGCATATCGCTTTTGGTGATCGCTGGATGCAGCTATAATTCCATCGAGGACATTGTTGATGCCAACGTGATCTATGCTTACCGTTGCGGCGCATCCGATGCGTCGGCTGAGTACACTGGTGAGGTGCCAGATGATGACTGTGAAGAGGTGCATGCGATTTTGTATAAGCATGGCATCAAGCCGAAATACGCGCGCTTCTATCAATCCGCTAGTCCATAACGAGGTGAACCATGCGCAGATTTGAATTACACCGGGATGACGATGAGACGGGCGTGAGCGGGACGGGCCGCGTTGCTGAAGGTGTGGAACTGTGGCATGGGCAATGCGTCTTGACGTGGTTCGGTCCACACACCAGCGTCGCTGTGTACGCAAACATCGGAACCATCGACGCCGTGCATGGGCACAACGGCAAAACTCGAATTGTCTGGTTGGACAAATGAAAGAGCCTCACAAGAGCAACGTTCGGTACTTCAGCGACGCGGTGCAGGAACAGCGTCGCGTCAAATGCTTTATGGATGGCATCGATTGGGAGCATCATCTTGATGGTGACAGCAACGGCACGCTGTTATTCCCGTCGGTCGAAGCGGCTAAGGATGTGCGTACATGCATCGTCAAGGGCGGCTGTGGCGTTGTCGAAGTCGAGGTGCGTCTGGTGCGCTGGGTCGAGCCACAGGCGTTGACGTATATTGAGGTTCCAAAAGATGGCTGATAAACCAGAAAGCGGCGATCAGATAAATTTCGATGCGGTCGCGCGCTTTGCGCGCTGGCTGCAAACAACCGATGCGCCGGAGCCGTTGCAGAAATTGGCTGAGGCATACGTTGTGTTGTACACAAAGTCAAAGAAGCCTGAAGATGCGGAGCAAAGTCGAATACGTTCTGAAGCAAGCGCAGACCCGGCGGCATGAATGCCATTGGCCCGGCTGCGAGCGGCAGGTCCCGCCCGCGATGTGGGGCTGCAAAGAGCATTGGCTGCGATTGCCAAAACGCTTTCGCAATGCGATCTGGCGGCACTACAGGCCGGGCCAGGAGATTGACCGGCGGCCATCGGGTGACTATCTCAAGATCGCAAGGGAGATACAGGCATGGGTTCATTCATTAGGATCGTCTGCTACACCGTCGCAATCGTACTCACTTTTCTCGCCGTCTATAACTGGATCGCGTAAGCGCCGCTAGCATGGAAGAGGATTTGTGCAGCCCGATGGTGGATGACGCAATTCATAGCTGCGCAGAAAAATCGACGGTTATCGGCGACAACAATTTGCGATACTGGATCGAGGAGTTTGATCTGTGGCAATTGTGGCAGGAAGTGTACAACGGTAGGGACAGCTTAGATTAGCGATATGGCCAGTAGCACGCGCCATCTTTTCCCGAACGCCGCCACGCTTGATAGGGTGCGGGGCGCAATGCTGCACGATAGCGCGTTGGAATTTTGGATGGAAGAGATGTACTGGTGGCTGATGGACTTGAAGTTGCGCGACAAGATGATGACCGCGAATGACAATGAGCAAGACGATGGCGATGTATGAAGCGCAGAACCCTAAGCCGTTCGATATGATGCAGTGGATACGCAATACGTACGGCAATGTCGAGCACGCGACGATCATCGACAGCAACTTGGAAAGCTGGATCAGCGTTTTCCGCAGGGCGAGGCTGGCATTCAATTCGATAAGCAGCTTGCGGGACCGTCATCGGCGAAACGCGGCTCCTTGGCACGTTCCCTAAATCCACTGCGCTAACCAAAAACCTGGATTGTATAATAGGACCAGGGCGGCGTTTTGCTGCCGGGAGAAAGGATGCATTATGTGGTTTCGCAAAAAGCCCAAAGAGCTATCGCCGTATCTGTACACATTCGAGCGCGTCGGCACTAACCACAATCCGATGCGCGGACCGAGGACTGTGCAGGCCAGCGGCGACGCGACTGTGGATGAGCTACTGGCCGGGCTCTGCAACTGCACACCAAGCGGCAACGGCTGGGCTGATGAGTGCCAGGAAGTGGTGTTGCGCATCCGCGCCGTAGAACGTCCCAAACAGTGGAAAGGGGAGATAGGCTGATGGCGATCAACAAGCTGGTTCGGGACAAGGTGAAGGCGCTGCCGGGTGAGGTTGTCAGGGTCTTGCCGTTGCCCGTGCATCGGGCGATGCTTGTCAACAAGATATACGAAGAGGCGTCGGAGATCGCGCGGACCCCGTATGACTTGCAAGAGTACGCCGATGTTTTGGCGTGCCTGATAGACACGGCCACGCTGAATGGCATAGCTTTCCGCGATGTCATGGAGGCCGAAGTCAACAAGCGCATTCTCAAGGGCGGCTTTTTGAAAGGCCGCTTCATCACCGCGAGGAAGAAATGAGTGAGAAGCTTCAAGCAATTTATCGAGCGCTGCGGGACGCGATCCCGGAGTTGAAGCGCGGCGTGGTCTGGTGCATCCATTGCAAGAAGCGGCGCACGGTCGATGCGGCGCAGTGCCTAGAGCATGGCTGGCCGAAGTGCTGCGGCTACACCATGACAGTGGACAGCCCCGAGGAACGTGGCGCACTTCGCCATCGCGCGCCTAATGCGGCGACGCCAGAGAACTTAGGCGGGCGCGTGCCGTGAAGAAGCGCCCGCGTACACATTGGGTCAACTCAGTGAGGGAAGCATTCGGCTATGGCAAAAAGCAAAAGGGCTAAAATCAATCACGGCGAGATCAACAGCATTCGCGCCGCGTTGGACCTGTGCCAGAGTTTGCCGCTGATGGAAGTGCAGCTTCGCGAAGCTGGCATGTACAAGACGGCGGTGATTTTCAACAAGGCGGTGCGGGCCGCAGGCTATGAAGTCGCCGACATGATGCGTAAGGCGAAGCTGGTGAAGGGGAAGCGGTGATGGCTGCGGGCGTACCACTAACTGCTGAACAGCGGGCGGCGATCATGGAGTTTCTAGTCGAGCGCAAACCCTGGAAATGGATCGCGGCACAGGTTGGCGCGACCAAGGGACAGGTCGCCGGGCTGGCATTCCGCAACAGGGGCATCATCGAGGATCAGCAGCTTGCCCGGTTGCAAACGCGTCGTAAGGCCGAAGAGGAAAAGTGGAAGGCGCAGGAGTTCGATGGCGTCACCTTGAAGCGGAAGGAACCTACTCGATGATCAGCATGCCCAACATAGAATTGTACCCGTGGCGTCTGCGCTTTGTCGCCGCTGGCAACGCAATCATCGCGGAAGCGCTATTCAAGACGCGAGAGGCTGCGGAGAAGCACTTCAAAGAGTTTCACAATCGGCCCCGTGTACCAAATGCGCCAAGCATGTACATATTCACCGATGACATGGGTACGATGGCCAGCGTCATGGTCGAGAAGATCATTGTGGCGGCCATCTTCGATTTCCCGGCGCTGCACAAGCATAACATTCTGTGCAACACGCAATTGACCGTGGCCGCCGAACAGCTAGAGCGGGAAGAGCGGGACCGCCTGGATACGGCGCAACCGGCTGGGTTCAAGTCCCATGTATCATAAAGTGGCTGTCGAGGATATCGCGGGGACCTTTGACGACTATCAGCGCTGGGTCGCCGAAGGCAAAAAGAAGTACTCCGGTGATTATGTCCCGCCGGGCCAGCCAGACCAGTATTTCTATGACACCTACCATTCCAGCATCACTGATTTGTATAATGGTGATGGGACCTATGAATTTAATTTCCAGACCTTCGACAGCCCCGAGGGCGATATCTGGGTGACGGGCAAATTCAGGGTCTATGGTGAAGAGATCACAATCTTGGAACAGAAAGCTTACGACAACTAGGGAGAGTGCGATGAAACGCTTCTTTATTGGGTGCATGGCGTTGATGTTGTCAGCTTGCGGTTCTGTGCAGGACACCAGAGCACCAACGGAATATGGGCCGGATGTCATCGAGCTTCGCTACAAGAACAGCTTCTTCACACCGCACATTGACCGCACGATGCAAATGGAAGCGACGAAGCGCTGCGGCGGCTCCTACGAGGTTGTGGCCATGCAATCCGACATGCGCGGGATTGGCGTGACGCCGGTCTGGTACATTCGCTGCACGGCCAGCTAAGCACGCGGAAGATCGATGGAGCCAATCTATGCGACGAAGTGTGATTGCCCGGTCGGACATTGCGTTGAAGGGTGTCCGACGCCAGAGGATTGCGTTAGTCGCTTGGACGGTGATGTACATACCGCGAAGTGCGAGAAGCACACCGGCTGGACGTGGCATCAAAATGGCGAATGTTTGCATTGCAGGAAAAACAAGATGACCGTTGAAACCATCCCGCAGGCGTTTCGGTATATCTGCGATATTTGTGGCCATGTACACATTCAAGAGAATGCGACCGGCCACTACACCGACAGCAAGCCGCCGCATTGGTACAAGCTGCGCATTCTCGCCGATGCCGATGATTGGCAGGGGCAGGTTGTCGCTGGGCATGACATCCAGCGATTGCTCTGTTCGGAATGCGGTCTGATTATCATGGCGGCGCTGGACAAGGCGACTGGGGACATTCGTGCTCAGCCGCCAAAATCATAAACAAAACATAGGAGAGCAGGCGATGAGAAATTTAATATGGTGGAAGAGCGAATTGAAGGCGGTGAAGCCGTGGGTTTGGACGCTTGCTATTGTCGTGCTTTTGTACGTCATCCTCAGCAATGTAGCATGGGGAGCGCAGGGCGGCGGCAGTGGTGACGGCGGCACTGGTGGGGCGGTCGGGCGCGGGATCGGGCGCGGTGTCGGTATCATCGGCGGCATTCAACTCGCTGTTGATGTAGTGACGGGAGTAGCGCAAGTTTCCGAAGTCGCCATTAGTGCGGGCGCACAGGCGATGGCCAACGGGAACGCGCCGGGGCAGTCCGGGCGCGGGAGTGGTGGGCAGGTCAACGGCGGCGGCACCGGATCGGCCAGTGGCGGTATCACAGCGGGAGGCCCGAGGTAAAAGCAAATGAGCCAACATGATTTTCCGGCAAAGCCAAAGGCGCGTCGCTTGAGCGTGATCTGTGACATCGACGGCACGATTGCCGATTGCGCGCATCGTCGCCATCACGTTGTTGGCCCCGACAAGAATTGGCCCGCGTTCTTCAGCGGTCTGCATTTGGATGAGCCGATCAAGCCGGTGATCAACGCTTTTCACGCGGTGCAATCTTCGATGAGCGCCGTTGGCATTTTGTGTTCCGGGCGCAACGAGGAATACCGTGACGTGACCGAGGCATGGCTGCGGAAGCACGTCGTGGCCTATGAGAAGTTGTACTTGCGCGCCGATCAGGACTACCGGCCCGACGATCTTGTGAAAGGCGAATTGCTGGATCGCATCATCGCTGACGGCTTTGATCCCTATCTGGTTTTTGATGATCGCAACAGCGTCGTGAAGATGTGGCGGGCGCGGGGCCTGACCTGTCTGCAAGTGGCAGAGGGCGATTTCTGATGGATTGGTTGCTGGAGCAACTAGCGGATTTGCCGAAGTGGCTGACGATCATCATAGTCGTCGTGCTGGTGCTTAATGCCGTGCTGTGGTTTTTTCTGCCGTGGGCTGTGTTCGGCATCAAGGGCTATTTGCAGGACCAAGTGGCGCTGTTGAAAAAGCAGGTAGCGTTGCAGCAGGAGATGCTGAAGCGTACACGGGGAGAAGAGTGATGGCCATTCGCATTCGATCTGTGAACGGCGTTCGCGTGGCGATCTGCGCTGCGGTATCCAAAGCGCAACCGGGCGACATCTATTTGGATGATGGCGATCACTATGCGCTGGCCGCAAAGTTCCGCAAGGATTGGGCCGGGCAGACGAATGATTTTGCGTACCCCGAGGAGTGGGCCGCGATGGAAACACAGGAGGTTTCCAATGGCTGAAGATACTTTTCCGCCCACACTGACGTACGCGCCTTGGACGGCTCGGCAGGTCGAGGCGCTGATGCGCAGGCAGCGGGATGAACGCAAACATGCGTACACTTGTCCGAACCACAGCACGACGCCGCTGGCCCCGACACAGAAAGGCTGGTCCTGCGTCTACTGCGACTACAAACAAAATTGGGCGCACACAGGAGATACACAGGAGATAGCGTGATGGAACTTGAAAAAGCGCTGAGGATGCAGAGCGAGCTTAACAACGCACACCTTGGGATTTTCCGCGAGATGCTGTCTTTCATAGGCGAGATGGCGCAGGACGTGAGTACGTTAGCGCGGTTGATGCAGACGGCGTTGCCGGTCATGGACTTCGAGGGGCACAATATGGCTGCCGAAATTGTCAAGAAGTACGAAGACGTGGCGAATAAGCTAGTTGTGCCCGAGGATACCGGCAACGTCGGCTAGCGATGGACAAAGAGATTATCATCAAGATCGGCGAGCGCATCCGCGCCTTCAAGGCGCGCGAAACTGTGTACTACGCCGACGCCGATGATCTGGCGAAAGAGATCGCCCAAACGATTTTCGATAGTATGAGCGAGATCGACGGCAAGGCATGGTTTCAGGGCCGGAAGAAATTTGTCGAGTTCGCCACGCGTTACAGAGAGGCTGTCAAGGACAGCGAGCAACGCATCGCGGCGGACGCTGCCCCAAAGCAGATATGGCTTGCGATGCTCGACCGGCTTTGGAAAGGGGTGCTGTAAAATGAAGGTGATCGATCCGGGCCATGCGTACTCATTGGATATGCGGGGCATCCCGACAAAGCAGATGTTCCGTTTCCCCGATCATGAAGTGGAGCCGCACAAGCCCGGAACCACGACGCAGGAACTTTTGCGAATGTTGATCGACCGCACGATGTACTGCGACGCGTGCATGCCGTGCGAGTTGAACCAGCACATTATCGATCATCTGCGAATGGCGCTGGTGCTCCATGAAGCCCGCGCGATGATCCGCAAAGTTGAGAAGGGCGAGATCAGGCCGGAGCTTGTGGATGTCGGACCGGATCACCATTTCTGGCTGGGCAGCCCAACGATTAACGGCGATCCGACTACGCCGATGGTGATGTCCGCGTACGATCATGAACCGGGCGGCGACCGGACCAAAACAGGCGGCACCAATCAAGGCGTCTGCAACTACACAAAGCGATGATGGCGCTGAAAGAGGGCAAGCGTAAACCGCAGCCCGAGTGGGTGCGGAACATCCAGGAAGGCGATGTGTTGATATCGCGCACCGGCTTTCGTCGCATCGTGCGCAGAGCCGTCCACTTCCGCAATGGTGATTTGTACATGGTCTGGATGACGATCCAGCATTGTTCCTGGACCGGGCGCTGCTACACGCTGAAGACCTACCACGATCTGATTTTTGAAGGCTTCACTCCGGCGGGTTACGCGCTTACCTTGACTAAGGATTTGGACAAGCGTATCGCTGACGAGTTTCACAAGCTGGATAAGGGCCTGACTTGCTGTGATGTGGAAGGGATTGCCTGACGGGGCGGCGGATCACCCGCGATTTGGCTAATTTATCCACAGTGGATAAATTAAAACCCACCAAGACTGAAACAAATCCTATATGATTGGGGGCATCGACATGACTGGCGGTTCAAAAAGAAAACCAAAGAAGGCCCGCGCCTCAAAGGTCCCGAAGCCAAAGAAGCCTACCAACATGAAGATCATGGAAGAGGCGATGCGCATCTTCGGACCCGCGCTAAGCCGGTTGGCAAAAAAGTGAAATGGGAAGGAAGATCAAAATGAATGAGTTGCTGGCTCTTGTACTCGTTTCCCTGGTGGCCGTTTCGGCGGGCGCTATGACCTGTGCTGGGATCAATCCGCTGGTGGCGATCAGGAAGACCCTGATGCCGATGACTTCCCGCGAATTTTGGTTTCCGCCGTGCTTCCTGTGCTGGGGTGTGCGCGGGCTGACGGCGACCGCCGCGCTTGTCTGGGTTATTGGCGTATAGGGGGCGATGATGCGATACACCATGATCTTGTTCGCGTGGTACTTCATCGCGCTGAACAGTGCGCGCTTTCAGGAGATCGGCCCTTTCGTATCCGAGGACAGTTGTACAACGGCAAGTCAGAAGGTGGACAAGGTGATGTACATCGCGGCGACACCCTGTTACGAGCGCTAGATGCCCCGCTCAACAAAACCGCTGACTGACCCCAACGAGATCACCAGAAGCGATCCGCTGTATGGGTGGACTGTGGCGCTTGAACGGGCGCAAGAAGCGGTGGTAGCTTGGTCGATGGCGCGGTCGGTGCACCAATCGTTCGGCAAAGGGCGTGATCCTTTCTATTCGATGCGAGATGCGGAATATGTGAAGGCTGAAGCTAATGCGCGGGCGACATGGGCGAAGATCAAGAGACAAGCGCGGACGGGCTTCGGCATCGACAGCAACTTGGCTGTCCGACGTAATCAAAGACGCGGCACGGGAGATAGCCCGCTGGCCAAAGTGGAAACGTGACGCTATGCACTTCGAAGCATTCGGCAACGGCTGCAAGGATTGTGACGGCTTCGGCAACGCGCGCATGTACGATCCGCCGCCCTGTGGCGAGGGCGGGCCGGTGTGGATCAGGGTGCGGTGTACAACGTGCCGCTGACGCATAACCCCATCGTTGAAATTCCAGATGTGCTGCGGCTGTGGCATGACTTCCTCGAAAATCTGCTGACCTTCGATCTTGAGGACAACCAGTTGTCGATGTGGATGTTGATGATGCCGAACGCGCTGGCCGTTCACGCGCTGTGTGTCTCCCGCTTCACTTCCGAAAACGAATTGCCGGAAGAGCCGCACAACCCTCTTGACCTGCGCATCGAACAGGCGTAAACCCCGCCTCGCCTGTGGTGGAAGTTAGCGGATACTTCTTTGGATGAAGAGCCGAAAGGCATACCCGCCGACGATTGATCCCAGGCATTCAATTTCAGTCTGTGGCGCAGAGCGCGGATACTTCTTCAATATGAAACCGTACTCGATCAATCCCAGACGTTAGTTTGTTGTCGGTGGCGTAGGTGGCGGATACTTCGCTTTGTAAGCGCGTGGTCGTGGGTTCAAATCCCACCGGCTCCACCACTATGGGGCTGTAGCTCAGCGGTAGAGCACGTCAAGAACGCCGTTGCCGCTTGATCCCCGGTTCTGACTTCCCGTCTGGTTTGTATAATAGAACCAGGAGCAAGAGAGGGAAGTCATGGCACGCAAAAATCCGAAAATCAAAAAGGCTGTGAAGCGTACGCCGGTCCGTCGGCAGGGCGCAAACTACGACGTGACGCACGGTGGCGCTGTTGCTGTGTCCGCGCCGGATGCCGAGGCGCAACTGCGCCGGTCGGTCCTGTCGTGTCTGCTTTGGGAAAACGAGTTCTACGAGGGCGGCGAAAGTGTCGCCAAGCGTATCGCTACAGCTTCCAAGGCTGTGCCGGTTTCGACGCTGGCCAACCTCGCCGTCGAAGCGCGGTCTGCGTACAATCTGCGCCACGTCCCACTGTTGCTGTTGAAGGAACTGGTGGCGCGTGGCCAGGGCGAGATCGTTGGCACTGCGATCCGCGACACGATCCAGCGCGCCGATGAGTTGTCGGAGTTTGTCGCCCTGTATTGGAAGGACGGCAAGCGCCCGTTGTCGGCGCAGATGAAGAAGGGTTTGGCAGCGGCGTTCTGCAAGTTCGATGCCTACCAGCTTGGCAAGTACAACACCGACGCGGCTGTGAAGTTGCGCGACGTGCTTTTCATGTGCCACGCCAAGCCGAAGGACACGGCGCAGCAGAGGGTTTGGCAGAAGCTCATCGACGGCAAACTGGAAAGCCCGGATACTTGGGAAGTCAACCTGTCGAGCGGCGAGGATAAGCGGAAGGTCTTCGAACGCCTGATGGCTGAAGAGAAGCTGGGCTACATGGCGTTGCTGCGCAATCTGTCGGGCATGGAAGCGGCGGGCGTGCCGCGCAAGCTGGTCAAGGAAGCGATCCTGGCCCGGCTCAATGGCGCGGATCGTGTACTGCCGTTCCGCTTCATCACGGCGGCGCGTGCTGCGCCGATGTTCGAAGATGCGTTGGACAAGGCGATGCAGGCGACGATGAAGCAGATGCCGAAGATGCCAGGGCACACGGTCATCGTGATCGATGTGTCGGGCTCGATGGGCGGGCGTCTGTCGGCAAAGAGCGCGCTTGATCGTATGGACGGCGCTGCGGCGCTGGCGGCGATCTGTCGGGGTATGTCGGAAGACTGTACCGTGTTTGCCACGGCGGGCAGTGATGGTACTCGTATTCACAAGACCGAGGAGCTTTCGACGCGTGGCGGCATGGCCTTGGTCGAGGAGATCAAGAGGGCTGGTGACAAGCTGGGCGGCGGCGGCATCTTCCTCAAGCAGATGTGCGATTATGTGAAGGCGCACACCAGCGATGTGGATCGGCTGATCGTCGTGACCGATGAACAGGATTGCGATTTCGGCGGGCGTGGTGCGCCGTCCGAGGCCGATGCGTTCGGCAAGCGCAATTACCTGATCAACGTCGCCAACTACAAGAACGGCATCGGCTATGGCAAGTGGACGCATATCGACGGCTTCAGCGAACAGGCGTTGAAGTACATCGCGGTGTCTGAAGCGTACAACAAGCCGCGAAACTAAGAAGGGGGCGCAGTGGCAACGCTGCGCCTTTTCTTTTAATGGTCCGCATGCCCCAACCGCCGATGCCTTATCTTGAGAAGCCGCTATGGGAGTGGGCGGGGCTCTGGCGGTTTCTCAGGCCGCACGGCGCTGGCGCATCATGGACGCCGGTTCTTGTTATTGAAGATGGCACGTTGGAAAAATGCATTGCTGCCATTGCATGGTTTGATCAGAAGATGCGGTTGGATGGGTACGATTTTGAGAGGCGGGTGGGTGAGCACCGATGGACATAAAGCCGACTGACAGCTTCTACTTGCTGGCCAACATCAATTTGGATGGTACACTTGATGTGTCTAGCGAGGGGCCGGAGCCAATGACGCTGGCGCACGCGCGCGAACGCGCTTCGGAGATTGTGGGGGCTTATGGCGGCGAGCAGGTCATCATTAAATGCAAGGCTGTGCAGACCATCGACATTCACGATACCGACGCCTTCAAGGAATTGCGCAACGTTGAAATCCGCGACGACAAGCTCGATGATTTGTTGGACATGGATGGCGCGTTGCAGGTTTTGATCCACACCTTCATCACGCAATACGAAGAGACTGCAAAAGCATGAGCGCTGCGGGCCGGTCCCTGTCGGGAACTTCAAATCCCAGCACACGGGGTTCGATCCCCCGGCAGCGTACCAATACGAAAGATCAAGACCTGAAAACTGCTTGGCGTAAGATGCGGGACCTTACTAAGACGATGGCCGAGGAAACCGATGATCCAGAAACCGATTGGCAGGACGCACGCGCTAGTGCGGTGACGGCTTTGATTGCTATTGCCCGCGATCAGGAGCTAGACGACAACGCGTTAATTCGTTGGGCGTTGTTGACCAGCTACGTTGCTTGGACAGATGCTAAGAACGCTATTGACTTCACGCCGTTTTCTGAAAGAGTTTCCTATTGGCATGGAGGTGGAAAATGACGTGAATGCCGCGATCCCCCGTTGGACGTTGTACGCAGTAGCTCTGCAAACAAACTTTCCCAACCCGAAATGATGGAGCGTACAACTATGTCAATCGTTCATCTGAAAATCAAAATCAAATCCCTTGCTGCCGAAGCGCAATTCATCCGCCATGAAGAGCAGAAGCGTATCGGGAGCGGTCGTTGGCTTCGGGCGCACAATCAAGCGTCCGGCGTCGAATACAGTTTGTACAACAGCCTGATCGATCATCGGCGTAAGGACCTGCGTCCGATCCAGCGTATCGCGCAATTGGCCTATGGCTTCCTGCGCAACGTGCCGTATCGGAAGATCGAAAACCATGTGCCGATGGCCGACAGTGTGTACTTACGAGGCACGGGCGAGAAGGGTTTCAAATACCCGGACTTCGAAGCGGTGTTCAAAGAGGCCGCCAAGTTTTCCGGCACCGAAATTCGCATTCTTCAGCAGCGCTTCGCGCAATGGAAGGATGAAGCGAAGCTTGATCAGGACTTCACCGTGGCGAAAACGCCGCGCGTGAAGGTGCCGTGGGATGGCAAGCCGGGCAAATCAGCGCGGCGTAGCAAAACGGCAGCGTAACGGTTATCGATGGGGGCGGGTGCTTTTACCCGCCCCGATTTCTTTTGATGGAGGAAGTGATGGCGTGTACATGTGGGCATGCTGAAGAGGAACACGGGCACGATCCTCAATATCCCGGCTCTACGTCGTGTCAGATCGCGGGCTGTGATTGCGTGGCCTTCGAAGACGATGGAGAAGACGACGATGAGTGATGGAATGACAGACGCCAACCGGGGCACGTTTTTCAAAGGCGTGCCGATGAAGTGTGAACGCTGTGGCGAAGTACACAACTTGCCTGAACTTCGCATTGCTGAAGTTGGTGCCGAAAAGGCGATGCGCGAAGCCTGCGACTACGCGCGCACCATGAAGGAACGCCAGAAGCCGAGAATTGGGTGATCGGTATGGCAGCAGATCGTCGGAGCAATGATGCGTTGCAGGGCGGCGTCGGTATGTCGCTAAATGTCGAGGATATGCCCGAGCGCTTGCGCGTGGTCGATGTACGTCCTGGCGACGTTTTCAGAAACCAGCGCGGTGTCTTGATGGTTGTCGTTGCTGTGCAAGGCAATGGCGATGCGTCATTGCTGATGTTTAATGAGGGCGGCGGCATTTGTGGCGTGCAGCGCTACGGTGTACATTATCTACGGGACAAGAAGCGCGTGGGCAGCGTGGCCAATCTGCCTGATGTACTCGAAGTCGAGTGGAGTGTTGACTGATGGTCGCAAAGAAAAAGAAATACCCCCGCCGCATTCTCAAGGATGTGGATGGTGCGTTCCCGCCGGGAAAGCGCGGTAGTGCGTACGCACCGGGCTTGTCGGTCCGGCTGCTGGCGGAAATCCTGAAGACGTTGCGGCGCATGGAGAAGCGTCTGAAGCAATTGCAGCCGCCCGAATGGTGAGGAGAAAAGATCATGCACACCGAAGCTGAGATGAAAGAGCAAATCTGTTTCCTGTCGATGTCCTCTGAGAGCGTGCGTAAGTGCGCGGGCTCCAGTTGCACTGCGTTCCGCGTCCGGGAATTTTCGGATAGCCGGATCGTCGGGTTGGGGCCGCCGCCTGATGGCAGTGGTTGGATTGAAGATGGCCCGCCGACTGGCGAGGGCGGCGCGGTGACAAAGATGCAGCGCTGGAAACGCGAGCTTGGGACTTGCGCGGCGCTGCTGCATAAGTCATTTTTCTGATCGCTTAATGGAGCGGGAGCCAGATGGTGAGGCACCGGACTGCAAATCCGGGGACTGTGGGTTCGACCCCCATCCGCTCTTCCAAATCGAAAGGTGTGTATCGTGACGGTTCAATATATCCATCTGTCCTATGAAGCGTACAAAACTTTGGAAGAGCAAATGCGCGCTTTCAAGGAAACCAGTCATCGATCCGAGGGCGGGTTTTACCACAAGTCGATCCGATTGAAGATTGACGACAACCTGATTATGGAGTTTCATGGGCCATTGGTTGGCGGTGATGCCCACCTGACTGCAAAGTAGGGAGTACACAAACATGCTGAAGGAACAGGCCATGACAAGGTAGGTCATGGCATAGGGCCGTGACCCAACTCCGATGGAGTTCAGTCATGGTGGTAAATACACCGGTTAAAAAGCGCGCCGCGAAAACGAAGAAGGGCCGCAAGATTAATCGCAACCGGGTGTGGTGCGCAGTGTACAAAGCATCCGGTCGCCGGGAACGGAACAAGCTGAAGCGGGTTCGCAAGCATCTGGTTCGACACCCCCGCGATTTTGTTGCCAAGCGTTGTGTTGAAAATGGAGGCCGCCGCGTTGGCGGCCTCTAATCTTTTGTATAGATGAGGCATGACCAGTCGCGGACTTATCATCGTGCTTTTGGGGGCTATGGCTGGCCTCACAACGTACTTTTTGATCCTGTTCGGAAAGCAGTTGTACATGTGGCTGCAAGCCAAGCGCGAAGATATTCGATTTGGCATTCGTCTAATGTCGCTGATCGCGATTGATGACAATTCGCTGCCGCGCATCATGACAGAGATGAAGCGCGTGCTGAAGTGGGTGAAGAAGTGAGGAGGCCGCATTGTATAATCAGGGTATGGAAACTGTGTTGTACATCGGTGTGACGCTAGCTTGGATCGTTGCTCTTGGCTCTTTGGTATCCCGGACAAGTCGCCAGTTCGGTGAGCAGACGCGAGCGATGCAGCTACACCGCTTTAGACATTTAGAGTTTGAAGACAACAACCTTCCTGAATTGATTTATGAACTCAAGGGGGCAAGGCTGTATCTGTGATGGTGGGCTATCTTACTATGGAAATTGTGTTGCACGTAGTGATTACCGTGGCTTGCGTCGTCATCGTCGGCGTCGCGCTACGTCTGCTGCGGCGGAAGATCGTGCGGGACCTTCTTGATGCGCACTACAAAAGCGCGCTTTGGGTGTTGCGCGGGATGGAGATTGAGGACAGCAATTTGGAACGGATCATTTTCGAAATGCACCGCGCCAGCTTTTGGTCGCTATCCATCGGGCAGAACGACGGGCCATGATGTACACACTCGTTTTTGCTGTCATTGGGGCAGCGCTAATTGGCTTCGCTCTGTGGCGGGCGCACCGACAACGGATGCGGGCGTGGGAGGTGGAGCGGGCGGCCCTTTTCATTCATCTGCGGATGCTGCCGATCAGCGACAACGATTTGCCTTTTCTTATTCGCGAGATCGACTACATCCGGCGGTGCCCATGATCCCTTCCCTAAAACAATTGCCAGAACCTAATTGCTGCAACTGCGAAGGGACCGGTTGGGCGATTTACCGCTGGGGGGAGGATGAAACGGTCCGCCGCCGCCCGTGGCGGCTCAAATCGGGCCGTCTGGGGGCCTCTAAGGTCCCCTGCGCTACCTGCGCAGCCGGGGCGGCCATCGCTTCCCAGCGCCAAATTCCGCAGGGGGTGCCCTGTTGCCGGTCGGGCCGCATGGCGTGTCTGGGGATCGGGTGTCCGGGAGCCCTGGCAGAGCCGTGGCGGCTCTTCCTGGTGGCCTGACCGATGGACTGGCCGTGGCCATTGCTGACCGGGGCGATGTTCGGCGGGCTGATCGCTGTCGCCCTGTCCTATGTGAAGCTCCGGGGGCGCTGGCGACGCGTCATCTTGTCGGTGTCAGAAGCCCCGGCTTTCGGCGGCGATTTTGTTTTCATCGTGGGCAACGGGAACGTGTCGCACTTTGCTGTCCATCCAGGGCCGCTTGATGATACACAGTTGCCTGCCTACATCGCGGCGATGGCACTTGCCCACAATGAGTACGCTATGATCCGGCGTCTGCACTTCAGAGATTTCATGCACGATCTGAAATTCACACTGTCGTATCTGGCGGTCTGGTGGCTTGGTGTGTTGCTAGTGTACATAAGTTATCCGTATTGGCCCTTTTGATCGGAGCCCATGATGCACAGAAGAAAATGGACGCTGCCAAATATCTGCCAGGAAGTGGTCCGGCTCGATCACAGCATGGCAGGCCAGGAAGACACCGACACCTTCAAGGTTGCCGTGCTATTGCTGGCGATGACCCGCGTCGGTATCGACATCCGCGATCTGTTGAACTTTACCGGCTATCCGCGCGCGTTCATTCATACTGTCGTGCAGCGCTGTCGGCAGAGCAAGATCATCCATCGCGGCGAATTGAAAGTGAAGTGGTGGGATCGAGGCACCGGCTCCATAGAATTTTGGATCGATGTCGGCGCAGCGCTTGGCGAAGTGGACAAGGCCGCATGACGCCGCACTCTTTCGGATTTCACACGATCTGCCCGTCGTACTGGAAAATGTTTTTGCTAAGCTTCGCGGCACAATCCGACTATGGCCTGTCCGACGAAACGTTGGAGTTTTGGTGCGCCACGATGGAAGACCTTATTGATATGGCTGCGCCTATGATGCCGGATGATCGTCTATGACCGCGTGGTACACACCGCCGCCGAAAGAAAGCACCGATTACCAGTTTTTCAACAGCGTCTACGATGGCCTTGTGGCGGACCTGCGTACCGCGATCAAGAACCATGATGCGCAGAAACAACACCTCAATGAGATGCTGGCGAAATTTGCGCAAGCTGACCCTGATCTGGATGACAATATCTTGCACAGCTATTGCTTTGCAGCCGAGATCATCATCGCGCAGATTTTGGTAGTGGAGAAAGCCTCCAAGTTTGTCGATACCCGTGCGCGGGTGCTCGATAGCTGTGAAAGTATCACGCAAGATGCCGGTGGGCCGTCCATCAAAGTGGTTTACGGGACCAAACGCTAGTTTTGTGTACGCATCCGCGTCGATTGTATAATAAGGGTGCATGGTCAAACTTTGAGAGGCACCGATGGCTGCACATAAAGAATACCTGATGAGCCAATTCCTTCAGGACTTCCGGCGGATTTCCCATTTGATCACACGACCGGAAGACCGGAAGCTGTTCGCCGACAAGCTGCGGCACTGGCGCAAAGTGCGCCATCAGCACCGCGAAGATAAGGTCTATGAAGACCCTTATTTCCGGGAGGAGAATTTCCGCGATATCGAGGGGCCGGTGTACGTCATCGCCAATGGTGGGCAGGACGTGCTAGCCTTCCGCATGATCCATCGCCTCGATGAGAAGCGCTGGCTCTACGCGCCGAACGCGGATTTCTTGAAGTCGCTGCCGTCGGGCATCCGCTTCATCATGTTCCCGAACGCTGAACGGCGCGCCGACGCGGTGGCGATCAAAGAGGCGTTGATGGAGTTGCGCGCGATCAACATCGTGCCGTGAAGCCCCACGCCGCCGACAATAACGCTTGGTCGGCGATGCGGGTTAGGGACACGCTTGCCACTTGTTTGAAAACCGTGCCGATCAACGATCTGTTTTTGGCGAAGTGGATTGAGATGCTGCGGTTGGCTCACAATAGATCATTCGAGGAGTACGACTAAAGATGAAAACCAACAGGCGGCAGCGGCCACGGCGTCCGACAGCGGCAGAAATCGAGCGTGACGCCAATACCAGCGATGAAGAATTTCGGGCGGCAATCATGTCCGCTGTGTATCGTGGGGATGTGAAAAGACGGCGAGCCGCATCGGAGCGTCGTCAGCATCGCGTCAACAAACGATGGAAGAAGTTTGCAGCAAAGAGGTTGAAGGAAATGGACAAGAAGGTGAAGTACAGTCACGAATACAGCGAGCAGAAATCCCATCCGCTGACGGCTGCGGATAAGAAGGTGATCCGCTATCTGTTGGCGCGTCATTTTCAGCAGAAGCGGATCGCGGCGCTGTTCGATGTGAACCAGGGCCGCGTCGCCGAAGTACACAAGGCGATGGAGCGCGGCGACTATTCATGATCGCTGTCCGCAAATCGAGATTGCCCGGCCCCGCGACGATGGCGCTGGTGCTGATGAGCATCGGCTGGATTGGCACGTTTGCCATTCTGATGTCATGGCTGTCTAAGGGCCGGGCTGATTTCGATGTGCTCTGGCTTATTCTGCCGCCTGCGATCTTCGCGACCTACATCGTGTCGAAGATGCACGCGCAGCTATACGATCAGCAGCGGCAGATCAGCTTGTTGCAGGAATTGCTTCGCAACGCGACGGCCAACAACGCACAGCCATGATGACAATGGCCGAACAGCGCAGGAAGCTACGGGCGAAGCGGGTGTATCTCCCGCACGCGACTATTGATGACGTGATAGAAGCGGTCATCCATGATTTCCAAACCCCACGGCTGATTTTTGTACTCGCTCGCTATCCGGCGGATGCGGCATCGTGGGTTAAGAAGAACAAGGTGCGCGGAAGATTGTACGCGCATCTGCGAAATGTGGATCAATTGGAAAACGCAAAGCCGCCGATCTTTTTCGTTTCTGTGGAGAATTACGAGAAGAGCCCATCGTTCGCGGCGATCCGCGCGCGACTGGTCGAGCTTCGCGCGGTCTGCATGAACATATGAAGCCGATCTTCCGCAAAAATAAAATCAATCGCTCGACGCTGATGCGCATCCGCCGCTTGGATAGTCCGCTAGGCGAGCCCGGCTTGCGGCTGACTGACATAATTGAGCCCAAGGTGGTCTGGGTCGCAGCGCCTAATCGCGATACCGCTGAAGCCTGGGCCAAAACGCGTACAGATGATGACCGTGTGTACTTATACATCCATGCCGCGCATCGGCTTTACGGCGTCACGCGGCGGTCGCGTTTCGTGGCGCTCGATGGTTGGGAGCGGCATCACGATTATGAGATGATCCGGGCAATGTTGGTGCAGCGGGAGTTTGTGCTGGTCAATCTCTAGCCCGTCGTTTCAGGAACTATTTTGGCGTAGGCTTCTTGTTGGCATGCGAGTATCCAACAATGGGAGAGCGCCTATGCTGATCACAATCCTAACACTCACGCTTTATCTGGTTCTGCTGGCGGTAGTTGTGTACACCGTCATCTGGGCTCTGGGGAAAATCGGTATCGAGTTGCCCCCACGCATCGTGCAACTGCTTTGGGTTGCCGTCGTGATCATCGCGCTGATTTACATCATTACCTACATCGTGCCGGGGCTCCATTTGCCTTCGCCCGGTGGCTGATCTGACAAGTCGTTTCAGCCACAAAGCTGCACTACAATCCTGATGAGGCGCGGGGCGTGCAGTAGCCCCGCGCCTGTTGATGGAGTAGGTAGCAATGGCAATCCCGGTCAAACCTGATTACGACATAATCCTTTCACGTCTACATGCTCTGCCTGACGGTTCGCCGCCGGAACAGGGCTGCCGTTACGACAGCGCTGGCGATCTTGTTGAAATCATCTGGAAAGAGGGCAGCACGCCGATAGATGCCGCCATCCTTGCCGCCGAATGGCCTGCGGTGCGGGCCGAACTTGTGTACGAGCAGAAGTCACAGCGTTTCTTCCGCGACACTGACAGATTGTTGCGGGTTGTTGTTCTCTTAGTCGCTGCGCTACGGGATGAGCGGGGCAAGCTTCGGCCAGCGGCGTTATCAACTCCGCTAGATGCTCAGGTAAGTACACAACTTGATGCGTTGGACGCAGTTCTTAGCAACATGCGTAATCCGTAGGCGCGTCAATGGCCGCTTGGTCCAATGAGTACGCAGAAAGTACGGGCCGCTCTACCGCAACCACTAACACGGTTGGTGGCGCGACAAAGGTGACGCTCACCCATACGCCGGGTAATAATGAGACTTGGTTTTATTTTTTCGCGTTTGTACTAGACCACAGCATTACGACCGCCGATGCACTCGCGCGACTTTTCAACACCACTAGCTCTACCACGTTGTACAGCGTTAATTTTGAACCGCAGGACGCTACAGACAGGATTGGGTATGCGAGTGTCGTTGAAGTCACGTACGGTTCCTCTCCGGGGTCGCAGAGTATCGCTCTTCAATATTGGGTCGAAGCTCCTGGTTCTACCGTTGGCATTGCTTTTGCGTACATCTTTGGAATTAAAAAAGGCGGCGATGATCAAAGCATTTTTGCCTCTGATGAAATTACGCGCACCTCTTCCACACCTTTAGAAAGTCAATCCTTAGAGGGAACGTTCAACGGCAACTTTGCGATTTTCTATGCTGCAAGAGGACAAGCGGGAACGTCTGGCGATATTGCATTTAGAATGTTTCGTGACGCCGTGTTGGTTAGTGGTGGTGCGTACACATTGCAAGATGCAACCGGCTGGCGCACCTATCCCGTTATGCGGGGTTTTGAGGGGGAAAGCGGGACGCACGATTACTCGGTAGATTATGCCTCGCAAGATAACGCCACAACTGTTCGGCAACAATATCGTGGCATCGTGGCGCTCGATTTGGATAAGTTTAGCGCGTACGACTACGCGGAAGATGATAGCGACACGACCACAACCGCGCTCGTTACCAAATTGTCGCTGGTCTACAATGTGGCCGTTCAGCGCAACCATGTTGCTTTCGGTAGTTGGATTGGCACGATGGCCAGTACTACTCTTAGCAATTTGATGAATTTTGATGGGCCAAATGGTGCGATCACCGAGACAATAGAAGAGTACAATGAGAGCAGCGATCAATCCGCGTTCTTTGGTATTAAGCGCGAAAGCCCGACCACTGGTAACAAGACTTGGCTGCTTGAGCACGATGCTGAGGGCGCTACTGTTTCCACTACTAACTGGACAGCCATCCTAGTCATCGATCTTGAAGAAGGAGCCGTAGTTACCAGCATCACGCCTGCGGATTTGGTGCAGACAGTTGTACTCGACAACGGCACCATCACGCAAAACCACGTTATTACCAGCGCCAGTCTGACGCAGCTAGTTGTCCTCGATAATGACACGCTGACCCAGACCCATGTACTTATATCGGCTGGGCTGGTGCAGGTTGTCACGCTCGACAATGCGACGTTACAACTGATCCTTAACTTGCTGGCCAATGATCTAACGCAACTCGTCACGCTCGACAATGTGACGTTTGCGCAAACGCATGTACTCACGTCCGCCGATCTGGTGCAGCTAGTTGTACTCGATAACGACACCATAACGCAGAACCAGCTTTTGGCCTCATCCGATCTTGTGCAGTTGGTGGTGTTAGACAACGATGCCATCACGCAAGCGCATGTACTCACGTCCGCCGATCTGACACAGATTGTGGCGTTGGAATATTGCACCGAAGGCGTCACCTTCGATGGCACCAATGATTGGCTAAGCAGCGGTGCGCCGCTCACAGGCGTTGTGGATGGGCCACGCGGTACGTTGTCTATTTTAGTGAAGGGTGCGGGTGGCCCAGGCAACCATATAATGCGAGGTGCTTCCGCAGTTTATGTTGCGCAGATTGATAGTAGTCGGCGGATCACTATAACGGTTTGGGGGACCGGTGGTGAGTTTTTGCAGTTCCGTTCGGCTACGGGTTACAAGAACGATGGGCGATACCACAATGTTCTTATTTCGTGGGACGCCAATTTTTCGGCGGGCAACAAGAAGAAGCACGTCGCGATAGATGGGGTGCCGGTTGCCATTGATTTGGTGACCGATACTAGCGTTGCATTCGATGTGAACTATTCCGGCGAGACGGATTTAGGTGTGTACGCATTAGATAGTGGTGTGCAAAAATACGCCGGTGACACTTCGGACTTCTGGTTTTCAACAACCGATTATTTTGATCTTGATGTAGCGACGAATTGCCGGAAGTTTTCGGATGCGGTGGGCCGCCCTATTGATTTAGGGCCGAACGGGGAATTGCCAACAGGCACATCGCCAGCCATTTTCTTGAAAGGCCCGGCGGCGACTTACGGGAATAATTTGGGAACCGGCGGCGGCTTCATTGTTCATGGGGTGCTGACTGACGCCACGTCCGATCCGCTTTGTGGTGGCGGGCCAATCCTAACCCAGACCCATGTACTCACGTCCGCCGATCTGATCCAGCTAGTCTTTCTCGATGAAGTCACGGTCGATATCGCGGGCGGGGGCACCATCGTTGTTGCCGATCTGGTGCATGCTGTTGTTCTCGACAACGTGACGATGGCGCAGAACCACATCTTGCCTAGCAATGATTTGGTGCAAACCGTCTTCCTCGATAACGATGCCATCACGCAAAATCATGTACTTACGTCTGCCAGCATGATCGTGAACGATGGGCTTGGCTTCGCCCGGTCGCTGGCGACGGTGACGCTGGATGGCGTCAATGATTATCTGGTGAAGACCGGCGGTTTTGCCACTGCCACTGAACGACAAGGCACGCTCTGTTGTTTGTTGGCGCTTGGATCATTGCATGTCGGTGAGCGCCGCCGGTTGCTGACCAACGGCAATTACATCGTTGACATCGCAACCAGTGACCGAATTGCATTCTTCTGTCAGGACTTCTCCGCTACCGCTACGCTCGATTTCAATGTTTCTAGCGCCGGTCGCCGATTGTACCCGAACGACGGTCTTGTACACATTGCGATTTCTTGGGATGTTAATTTTGCCGCTGGCTTGAAGAAATGCCGAGTGGCAATAAACGGTGTATCTCAGCCGCTTTTCATTAACGATGCATTCGCCGCTTTTGATATTGTGTACAACAGCACTACCAACTTCGGATCGCGGCAGGGCGACTTCATTCAGAAGTTGGATGCTGGCGTGGCCGAAGTCTGGTTTAACAACAGCTTCTTCGATTTTGATCTAGATAGCGAGAAAGCCAAATTCTTCAACCTGATGACTTTTGCGCCCGCTGATTTAGGAAGCACGGGGCAAAACCCAACCGGCAGTTCGCCACTGTTGTACATGAAGACACCGGCTTCCGCCTTCCCGACCAATTTGGGAACCGGCGGCGACATGACGCTGACCGGATCGTTGGATGATACCACTAGCTGGATGACCAGCGCGCCAATCCCGCTGGCGCAAACGCACACCATTACCAGCGCAGATATTGTGCAACTGGTCTTCCTCGATAACGACACGCTGCTGCAAAATCATGTGCTGACCAGCGCGGGCTTGGTGCAGCTTGTTGTTTTGGATGGCGCGACGTTCGCGCAGACCCATGTACTTACTGCATTCGATCTGGTGCAGATTGTTGTCCTCGATAATGACACGCTGACCCAGACGCATGTACTCACGTCTGCTGATCTGATCCAACTGGTCTTCCTTGACAACGTTGATACCGGCGGCACGGTTTCGCTGATCACGGGGGACCTGACCCAGCTTGTGGTCCTCGACCCGGCAACGATTTCACAGAACCAATTGCTGACCAGCAACGATTTGGTGCAGCAGGTCTTCCTCGACAACGCACCGATCACGCAAGCGCATATCCTGTCGAGCGCCGATCTAACGCAACTGGTTTTCCTAGATAGCGATACGATCACACAGACGCACGCGATCACCGCGTCCGATCTAGTGCAGCTTGTTTTCCTAGACCCGGTGACGCTGGCGCAGCTTCACACGCTGTCCGCCGCCGATCTAACGCAATTGGTCATCCTCGACAACGCGACGCTGGCGCAGCTTTCAATTTTGATCGCCGACGATCTGACGCAGACCGTAGAACTCGGCAACGACTTCATCACCCAGGCGCACGCGATCACCGCGCACGACCTGACCCAGCTTGTATTCCTGGATGGTTTGACCGGCTCACTGTTTCCAGGGCAAGGCGGCGTACAACTGCCCCGCGCCACGATTGTTGTTTCAGGCGGGCCAAACACTATCATGGTGGGGGCCGAAAGTTCTGCCATCGTCATCCTCGGCGGGCCGCGCGTGGCGATGGTGGAAGGTGGCAAGAGCCGGGTTTACGTTTTCGATGGACCCCGCATTTTCGAAGTTGGGAGTGAGGACTGATGACAAAGACAATCGTAACCTCGGCGTATGAGGATCATCTGCTGCATATCGCCAACTTCGGCATTCGCATGACGCTGTGCCGTGTGGCCCCGATCAACTACGCCGAAGCCGTCTTGACGGTGACGCAGAACACCTCGGGCGTGGCGCTGGGTGAAAAGACCTTGACCCTTTCCAACAATGGCGCGACGTACAACACCACGACCGGCCTTACCTCGGGCCGTCGGTTGAACGTCGCCGCGCAAACCTCCATCACGCTTTCGGAGACGGCGAACGCCAACCATCTGGCCATTGTTTCAAATACCCGGTCCGCTCTGCTATTGGTGACCACGGTCACGTCGCAGGCGGTGACGGCGGGCAACACGGCCCAAACTTCCGCCTTTAATTTGGAAGTCCGCGACCCGACTTAATCGGGGGTGCGGTGTGAAAAAGAAAGGGCTGATCAATGGAAGACATTTACCGGCTTTCGCTCACTGTCGCTGGGCTCATCGACGTACAAGCAAACAGCGCAAAGGAAGCGCTGGAGATCGCGCAAACGGCGTTGAAGCGTGGCGGTCTGACGCTGGCGGGGAAGCAAGTGCTGAACGTGTCGGCGGCGCTGAACCCGGTAGTGAAGATTGACAGCACGCCGCTGAAGATGACCGAACCGGCGGTGATCGCTTCGCAGCGCCCGAAGAGGATCGATGATCATCAGATCGAAGTCCATGATGTACAACTGGACATCAAGACGCTCAATTGAGGTGAGTAATGGGAACCCCTCCCCGGATCACCAAAACAGCGACCGATGTCGAGTTGCTGTCATTCGAGTACGCGCGGACAAATAATCCCTATCTGTCATCGGGCGAGGCGATCACGTCGGCGCAGGTTGTCGTTGTCCCGTCCGGCAGCAATTTGGCTGTGTCATCGGTGAGCTTCACCGGCAGCGCGGTCCTGTTTTACATCGGCGGCGGCACAGTGAAGCAAGTCGCTGAAGTTGCTGGGTATGCTTACACAAATTTCGGGCGGCTGGCGGTGCGCAGCTTCACCTTGGAAGTCGTGCCAGCAAAATGGGGCGCAGTGTAAAAGCTGAATTGTATATTATGGATGCCAGGGGCGATGAGCCACGCGGGAGCCCCCTGCTCCGAACCTCGACCGGTTCATGCGTTGCAACCCCCATCCGCTCCTGGCACTTTCCCCGACGATCCCCATATATTTGTCATGTGCTGGAAATGTAAACCAGGGCAATTGCGCAGCTTTAATTGGCATCAAGTCGATGCGCTGTATGAGCAAGAGCGGTTTCAGGACGCCTTAAACGAGGGGCCTGCTGCGGCGCTTTTGTTCATTAAGGTCTTCAAATATTTTATCGCTGCTGTGGCCATCAGCGCCACACTAGGGTACTTCGCGCCGCAAATCCGCGATGCTGTGCTTTATGAAACAATACACGGCGAAAAACCGCCGGTAGTTGTACACATCGAACGGCATCCCCCAACCAATTTTCAGTAGTTGACACCGGTCCGGGCCGGTCAATATGCTGTACACCTATCGCGCATCGAGCGCTGGGGCGGCACGTCCGCTTTCGCTGTCGATGCGCTTTTTTTGTACATGGGGAAATTGGTGCCCGAAGGTTTCGATCAGTGTGAAGCGAATGGTGGGCGTATCCGCACCAAGTCAATGGGTGACGGGCAGTACATGCACATTTGCTTCCTCGATGGAAAGTCCTATCCCGGCGAAATGAAAACGGCGCAGAAGGACAACACGATCCATGATGCGCTGATGAAGTACGCCGAAAAGGGCATTCAGGTTGTTGTGGGCCGCTTGCGTGGCCGCAACGCGACCGACATTTCGACCGTGGCCTTCGACAAAGCGATCTGGTCTGAAGAAGAGGCCGTCGCTTGGCTGACCGACCACGAAATGAAAACCAACCGCATCGATGAGCGCGACGGCAAGCTGTATTTCCGCCAGCGCGATCCCGCCGACTTCGACAAAGCCAGCTTCCACACCATTACATCGCAGGGCAAAACGACGCCGCGTAGCTACGCAGAAGGCGATGGCAAAAAGCCGAAGAAGGGCGTGAAGCCCGGCATGGAAGCCGATGACGATGACGACGATGACGACGATGACGATGAGGATGACAAGCTGTACGACATCCAGGGCGTCGAAATCTTCGCTTGCGGCAAGTGGAACGGCGATGAGTACGATGAAGCCGATTTGACCGATATGGTTGCTGCTTTCGACGCCGTTGGCTTTCAGCCGCCGTTGAAACTCGGGCATTCCGACAAGATCGGCGAGCGCGCCTATGGTTGGGTGCAGCGCGTGTATGTGAAGGGCAAGAAGCTCCTCGCCGATTTTAAGGATGTACCCGGTGAAATTTATCGCTTGATTAAGTCCCGCGCGTTCGACACCGTATCAAGTGAGATTTACTGGAACCTGGAACGCGACAGCAAAACGTTCCGCCGAGTGCTGAAGGCAGTCGCACTTTTGGGGAGTGAAACTCCCGCTGTTTCGCACCTAGCGCCGTTGCGTACTGTGGTGAATACCAACCTCAAATCGGCTGGTGTTCATGTGTACAACCACCAGCCAATGGAGTGGCAAATGGAAGAGATCAAGAAGTTGACCGACAAGATCGCCGAGCTTGAAGGCAAGCTGGCTGAGGCGTCGGGCGACAAGGAAAAGCTGGCCGCTCTGACCGCAGAGTTGGTCACAGCCCGCGCCGAGTTGCTGAAGGCGAATGAGGTTCGCGCCCTCGAAATGACGGCGTTGCAGGAACAGGTGAAGACGCTCACGGCGTCGGTCACCACACTGACGCAGGAGAAGCGCGTCACGTCAATCAACGAGCGCGTCGCCAAGTGCAACGTGCCCGCTTTCCGCGATGTACTGCGCGGCCTCTTCGAGATCGCCTCCATCGCGCCGAAGACTGTCAAATTCCAGGCGACCGACGGCAAGGAAGTTGAGAAGTCCGGCGAGGCCCTGGTCGAGGAGCTTATCGCCTCGATCAATTCCAGCGCGGCCAAGCTATTCACGCCGATCAGCAACGGCGAGCATCGCCGTGGCGAAGGCGGCGGCGACGAGCGTGTGGACATCCGGGTGGAGCGGCTGGCGCGCGAGCACATGCAGAAGGCTGGCGAGAAGGATTTCGCCAAGGCCGTCAACAAGGTTCTGACCGATGATCGTGATCTTGCGGTCGAGTACGCAAGCTACACATCGGGGCAGGCGCGCCACTAATCCGGCGGCATGATCGCATAGGAGAAACGCAATGGCCCTTTATTCCAACGACATCCAGTTGACCTTCAGCGCCGCCGAAGACATGCGCGCACGGCAGTACCACATCATGCGGCTGAACGCGGCGGGCACCGTCGCGGTGTCGTCCGGCAGCACCACGCAGCAGCTTATCGGCGGCGTGTTGCAGAACAAGCCGAACGTCAATCAGGCCGCCGCCGTCACCGTCTTCGGCGAGAGCAAAGTCGTGTGCGGCTCCGCAGTCACCGCCAACGTCATGGTGACCGCGAACGCATCGGGCCGCGCGATCAACGCAAGCTCCGGCGATTGGACCGTGGGCATGGCGATGGAGGCTGGCAACAGCGGCGAAGTCATTCGGGTGCTGCTGCGCACTCCGGCTGTCCGTGTGACCTACTAACGCAGCGGCGGAATAGGAGAAACAATCATGTATCGCACCTACGCAACGGCCAGCGGGGCGGATGCGCATCACGACGCGCTCTTGACCAACATTTCGCTGATGGCCTTCGATACCGGTGTGGATGGGCTGATCGGCGATCAGCTTCTCCCGGCGGTTCCCGTGGCCAAGCAGTCAGACCGCTACGCCATCATCGACAAGGCGGACTTCCTTCGCAATGTCGATGCCCTGCGCGCCCCGCGTACGCAGGCCCGGCGTGTCGAGTTCAGCGTGTCGTCTGACAGCTATTTCGCCGACAACTACGCGCTGGCGACCGACATCGCGCTGGAAGACTTGGCGAACGCCGACAATGCGTTCAATCTCCGCGCCAACGCCACGCGACTGGTGACCGGCGATCTGATCCGGGCGCAGGAAATCCGCATCGCCAATCTGGTGACATCGATTTCCAACATTGGCTCCGGTGTGGTGCTTTCCGGCGGCCAGATGTGGCACGATTTCGTCAACAGCGACCCCATCGCCGACGTGACCACGGCGCATGCTTTCGTTCAGCAGCGCACTGGCCTCATCGCCAACACTATGTGCGTTGATCACGACACCATGATGATCGTGCGCCGCCATCCCGACCTGCTCGATATGTACAAATACACACAGGGCGGCATGCTGAACCCCGAACAGCTTGCGACGGTCTTCGGCGTCAACCGCATCCTGGTTGGCCGTTCCGTTCGCGAAAACTCGCTCGAAGGTGGCACGACTTCGATGACCAACATCTGGGGGCACAATGTGCTCCTGGCCTACGTTCAGCCCGGCGCGGGCGGCATGGAAACCCGGACCTTCGGTCTGCGTTTCCAGTGGCGTCCCGAAGGCTTCCCGGCTCCGCTGGTCGCGAGTTCGCGGCGCGATGCCGGTCCGGGTACGAAGAACGTCGAGATCATCCAGTCGGAGCATTTCCAGACTGAGAAGATCGTGGCGCGCGAGTTGGCCTACTGCATCCAAAACACCGTCGCGTAAGGCGGTGTCTGATGGAGCGGGTTTTCACGACTGATATACGCAACCAGCACGGCGATGTGAAATACCGTGCTGGTGCTAAGCGGGACTGGCCAAAGTCAACGTGGGAAGGGCTGGCCAAAGGACTTGGCCTAAGCCTGGATGAGATCACCGCGTCGCCTGATGCCACTGCCGCGCTTGTTGCCGAAGCGGTTACGCACCGCAAGAAAGCAACAGCCCAAGCCGCCGTAGCGACGGCGCACGCGGCCTCCCCAGCTAAGGCCCCGGCCAAGGCGCAGGGCAAGGTCGCGCGCGGTGTCATTCGGCGCGCATAACCAGAAAGGATTAGATCATGGCAAGTCCGCGTCGCGTTGAAGAAGGCATGCTTCGGCAGGGGCCGGATTTCAATCGCATCTATACCGATGGCCGCGCCTTCTGCGGGCGCACGACGCTGGGCTCCGGTTCCGCGTCGGTCACCGTCAGCACAGGTGTCATCAATTCGAACAGCATGTTCCGGCTGGCCAGCATCGTCGGCAGCACCGCACTTGGCGCAAATTCCGGCGGCGGCGTAGTCGTCAACAGCATCGTGTCCGGTGTCAGCTTCGCGCTGGCGCGCCCGACCGGGACCGCCGTGGCATGGTCCGATATCGTGTCATGGGAGATCGTTCGCACCGGCATGAAGTAGGTTCGGGGGACTAGGGGAAAAGCGGGCCGGAGATTTTCCTCCCTCCGGCCCGTTTTCCATCAAGAGGCAAACCATGACCAGCGCATTCTCTGTTCAATCATTGACGGTCAACAGCGGCACGGTCATCACGTCGCCCGCCAATATCAAGGACGCGGACAATGTGGCCGTCTACATGCCGCTCCTGGGTGTCGCAACGACCCTGGCCGTCGAGGCGTCCTTTGACACGACAAGCGCCAATTTCTTCCCGCTGACAGCCGTTAACAGCCAAGGGCTCTTTGCTGCGCCGGTCGGCTCAGGCAACACAGGCGTCAATCTGACAGCCTTGGTGGCCGGGTTCCCGTTCATTCGGTTGAAACTGGCCAATGCCGTGACCGCTCCCGTGACTTTCCAGCTTTTCACTCGCCGTTGACCCACACACGCCTGCCTCCAATCAACGGCTACTAGCCGCCCCTAACCGGGCGGCTTTTTCTTGTTTCAAGTTGGGCCAAGCAATTGCTAGAAGGGCATTGTACTCAATCATCAGGTGGTCAATGTCCAAAAACAATTTGCACATCGCGTTCATGGTCCCCGGCATGCCGTTCAACGGCGACACGCCACACAAAGCATCGCTTGGCGGATCAGAGACGGCAGGCTGGGCTCTGGCGCGGGAGCTTGCTGCACGCGGCCACACGGTCCGCATGTTCGCCAACCTTCCCGACAATCGGGCTGGAACTTGGGATGACGTTCAATATTTCCCGATCCAGGCATCGCAGAGTTTTTTCGACAACATCCCGCACGATGTATCGATCATTCAGCGCATGCCCGAATTTTTCTCGCATCGGATCGCGTCGAAGCTGCACATTCTTTGGTGCCACGATCTGGGCATGGCGCGGATGTTTGGCCAGTTTCGCGCATCGTCATGGAACATCGACGCCTGCGCCGTCGTGTCGGACTGGATGAAGGAACAGTACAAGCGCGTCTATGAGATGAAGGATGAGTACTTCTTTCTTGGGCGCAACGGTATCACGCTCGATGATTTTCCGCCGTCCTTTCGTAAAGTCCCTTACGAGAAGGCCAAGCGCCGTGACCGCAAGCGGCTGGTGTTTTCCGCGCGGCCCGAGCGCGGCATGGATGTCCTGGTGAAGCGCATTCTGCCGCCGCTGTTCGCCGCCGATCCTGAAATCCATGTCAGCCTGTTTGGCTACTATAACCCCGTCGAACATTTTCAGCAGTTTTACAATGAGATGTCGCAGGAGTGCGCGAAGTACGGCAACCGCATCATGTTCGAAGGCTACAAGGACAAGCGCAGCCTCTACACCGACTACACGCATTCTGGCATCTATGTGTACCCCACGCCGTCACCGATCTTGCCGAGTTTCGCCGAAGTCAGTTGCATCAGCTTGATGGAAGCGCAGGCCGCCGGTATGCCCATCGTCAGCAGCAATCGCGGGGCGCTGTCTGAAACGTTAGCACCGGGCGCGGGTGCGTTGATTGACGGCGATCCGATGTCCGATGAATACCGCGACGCTTTCGTGGCCAAGGTGCTGCACTACGTCAACGATGAAACTGCGTACATGGAAGCATCAATTGCCGGGCGCAAGGCAGCGGAAAAGATGCTCTGGTCACAGCGCGCTGAAGAATGGGAAGGCAATATCGAGCGGCTGATGAGCGCGCGCAACAGCGATCCTGTGCGGCGGGCCTACCATTTCTACCGCAACTCCGATATAGGCGCGGCCCGGCAAGCTTTGGCAGCAGAGCCCGGCGGCGCGGCACCGCCTTCCGCAAAGCGACTGGTGGAACGCATCGAGAAAAACTACAGCTTCGCCGACACGCAAGAAACCCTGGCGGCTCACTACCGCAGCCACGGCGAGGAAACGACGAAGCGCTTGCGGGCGCAGCCATTGGTGCTGTGGTCCGCTTACGCGCATCAGACCGATGAGGTTCGCTTTAAGGTCATCGAAGAGTACCTGGAAAAGAACCCGCAACTCGAAAACATTCTCGACTACGGATGCGGGCACGGCTGGGGTGCGGTGTACTGGCACAACAAGCTGGGTCGGACTTGGACCGGCCTCGATGTCGATCCCGGCGCGGTCGAGTGGAGCAAAGACTACGCAGGCATGGCCGTGAAGGACGCCAGCAAGCTGACGTTCTTGAACTTGCCAGCCGATGATGATCCTTGGTGGGCCGAGCATGAACACACCTTCGACATGGCGCTGATTTCCGAAGTGTTGGAACACTTGCCCGATCCCATCAAAGTGGTCGAGCGTGTCGAACGTCTGGTGAAGCCGGGGATGCCGGTGTACATCACGGTCCCTTATGGCCCGTCCGAATACGGCACGCCAAATTGGACCGACTTCCGCAATCACCTCTGGCATTTTGAGTACTCCGATCTGGCGCAGATATTTGGCGGCAAGGTATCCAACATCCAGGCGACGCTTGATCGCTACAATGAAGTGACCGGTGACGCGACGGGGTTCTATACCGCTGTCTACAAAGCGGATCACAAGCCGCTGAAGCCAATCGACATGGAGCGGAAGCAACAGCTTCAATGCCCGCAACAAACGCTGTCCATCAATATCGTCGGCGGACCGGGTTGCGAGTTGACGCTGCGCTGGTGCCTCGAAAGCATCAAGTGGGTCGCCGATGAGATTATTATCGCCGATACCGGAATGAACGATGAGGCCAAAGAGATCGCCGCAGAGTACGAAGCGGTTTTGGTTCCCGCGCCCGATCCGCGCGAAGCGGGCTTCGATGAGCCGCGCAACGCGGCGCTGGCGGCATCGTCAATGGATTGGGTGCTGTGGATCGATACCGATGAGCGGCTATTTGGTGGAAACTGTCTGCCGAAATATCTGCGCGACAATCAGTGGCAGGGCATGGCGATCCGGCAGCATCACTTTGCTGTCGATACGACATTCTCGCCGGACGTTCCGGTGCGCCTATTCCGCCGCCGCCCGTTCGAAGACAAGTCGATCCGGTTCTTCGGCGCGATCCATGAGCATCCCGAGCTTTCGTTGAACGAAGGCCCCGGCCCGGTGATGATCATTACCGACGTTAATATCGCGCACATCGGTTACCTGGATGAGCCAGTGCGCCGCCGGAAGTTTGATCGCAACTATCCGCTGTTGCAGATCGATCAGAAGAAGTACCCGGAGCGGCGCTTGCAAAAGTATTTTATCATGCGCGATAACTGCATGCTCAATTCCTATGAGGTGAGCCTGAATGGCGGTGTGGTTACCGAGGCCATGAAGGATCGGGCGCGCCAGATCATTGAGTTGTACACAAAATATTTTTCTGCCAAAGAGGGCGAGAGCTATCTGAACATCAACCCGCATGAATACTACACCCTGGCTCTGCGCATATTGAACGAAGGCATCGACGTACAATTTCACATCACCGCCAGTCGCGATGGTGTTGGCGACGCGCCGATCCCGAACGTTCCGGTTTACCGCTTCAAAGACGCCGAAGAAGCGGCGCTAGAGGTGGCCCGGATCATGCGAAACAAGGCGCAGGACTTGTCAAAACCGGAATGGTAGGAGCTTCTTAATTCAGGGCTGGCCGCATGTTAAACTCCCTAGTCCTAGCTAGGTGTGAACATGGGCCAGCCCAACTACACGTCGGTAGACCGTATCCTATTGGATATGCCTGCCATCGGATCGGTCACCAATCTAACGTCCGAAGCAATTCTGGGCGCGTATATCACCCCCGCCGAAAGCATCGTTGACGCGAAGATCAGCCGTCTGTACACGACGCCGGTTTTGCCTGCGCCAGAATTGCTGATCACCTTGGCGACTGACATCGCGATCTATCGCATCCTGTCGCGCCGCGTCTTCAATGCACAGCAATTGAAAGACAGCGTGTGGCCGTCGCGCTACGCCGAAAGTTTGACATTGCTGGATCAAGTCGCCGACGGTTCGATTACGTTGGTTGATACCGGGGGCACCGTTATTGAAGGGCGGTCCGAGGGCGCGGTCGCGACTTCCAATACCAAGGGCTACGTACACACATTCAATGAAGATGAGCCGATTGACCACGTTCAGGACCCGACAAAGCTGAACGACATCGCGGCTGCGCGCGAGGGTTAGATGGCCAACGGTTGGAGGAGAATTGGAGAAATTGGGACGGCTTCGCGAGTTGGGGGCGGCGTCGGTGCGGCAGTCTCCATCCATCTTGATGTCGAAACTTTGCGAGCACGGTTAGCGGCTGTTGGACGCGTACTCAATGTTCGGCAGATGATGGAAGCCATTGGATTTCGCTGGCTGCGCTGGGTCGATCAAAACATGCGCGACGCGGGAACCGATCAGCAATGGCCGCCGATGTCGCCGAATACAATTTTTGTCCGCCCGACGCGGATGAGTGACAGTCATTTTTCATCGCGTTACCTGTCGCGGCTTCGGCAGTCTTTTGTTGCCAACGTGACCGACAACACTGTGGAAGTGGGGACCGAGCAAGAGTACGCGGACTACCATCATTTTGGCACGCGGCCTTACGATATCTATCCGCGCACGGCAAAGTTTTTGAAGTTCAGGACTGTTGGCGGCTGGCGCTTCGCAAAAGTTGTGCATCATCCAGGGCTCCCGGCGCGTCCGCTTCTGCCGACGAAAGCAGTGGCCGAGCGGATCACGCAAGAGCTTTTGGACGCGTATGCGACCCGCGCCGAGGCTGAGTTCAATGACGAAACCGCGCGCGGCAACTTTACGGATTAGTGTACATGATACTGCCAGACTTCTTTGCCGTAGAAGAAGCGATCCAGCGTATGATGCAGGCTGCCCCCGAGCTTGGGAACGCCTCTATCGACATCGAAACAGAGTTGTCGTTTCAGGAAGGCGACATCATTAAAATCTATCTGGACCGTTGGGACGCACCAGAACAGCTACAGGCTATTTCTGCCGGGCAAAGCACCAGAATGTTGGTGTCTTTTGTCATTTGGGGTTTTCACGGCGGACTGGATTTGTTGGGCACCATGAAGCGGCGAAACGAATTGGTTTCGATCATTCAGGTTGTACTTATGCAGGATCGCAGTTTGCAGCAGACCGTCGAAAGTTCCTGGATCACGGGCGGGGAGTTTCAGACCATCCCGCACCAGGGCGGGTTTGTGATTGGCGGGGAAGTACAACTGACTGCCGAAATGATCGCGCGCACCTAAACAGGAGAACAGTGATATGACGTACGGCTTTGCTGGTTATTTGGGCGTAGCGCGTGAAGTGACTTGGGGCACGCCTGTCGCCGCGACCCATTTCTTCGAAGCGCTTTCGGAGAATATCGTCACCAACATGGACCGCTTCGATGTGAAGAACATCGTCGGCGGCGCTATGTACGAAGCTGACGATGAGGGCGGCCTTTTGCGGTATCAGGGCGAAATTGTCGCCGCCGCACATCCGCAAATTCTGGGGCACTTTTTGCGGGCGGCCCTTGGTATCCAATCACTAACCATCGTCGGATCGAGCTACTTCAAATACGACTATATTCCGACGCCTACGGATATTGGTTCGTACCACGCGCTGCCCGCGTACTCGGTCGAAATCTATCGCGATGTGACCACGGCGGAATGGTACGGCGGCGCGCAAATCCAGCGGCTTGTGTTGGCGACTGCGCCGAACCAGGACTTGCGGATGACGACAACGTTCATCGCGAAGACCCGGACCACGGCGGCGCGGCAGGCAGTCATCACGTTCCCGACTTCACCCATCGGCGTCTTCAAATTCGACACGTCCTCAATTTCGTTGGGCGGCGTCGCGGTAGACCGCTTCGAAAGCTTCTCGCTGACGTTCGACAACCAGTTGGAAGGCATCCCGACGTTGAACAACACGCGCGAGATCGCGCGCATCCATCGCAATGGCCCGCAGCTTGTGCGGCTCAATGCGACGGTCGGTTTCTATGATATGAGCGATCTGAACACGTTCATCAACCAGACCGAACAGCGCGTCACGTTCAACATCACCAAGCCAAATTCGTTCGCGCTGCTGATCGACATTCCGCGCGCGATATTCTCTAGCTTCCCGGTGCGGTTGGCGGGCCGCAACCGCGTCACCGTCGATTTCGAAATGATTGGTCGCTTCTCGCAGTCCTCTTCCTACGCGGTGAGGATGACACTAACCACGGTCAATACTTTCTAGGAGTGTACACATGGTCGAAGAGACAAAGAAAGAAACTCCCCCGCCCGCGCTGATCAAGGTCGGGGAACGGACCTACAATCTGCTAGACGCCTTCCCGATGACGTTGGGCGATTGGGAAGACTTGAATGAGTTGGGCGTCATGGACGGTTCACGACTGGTGATGGTGAAGCCAAAGCAGATGCTCGATATGCTGCATATGCTTATCCACAAGATCGATCCAGAGATCGATAGAAACGCCATTCGGAAAATTGCGGTCCGCGATATGCCGGACCTGACCAACGTGCTGAAGTACATTCTCGACTTGGAGGAGAAGCGCGGGGAAAACCCTACTACGGCCAGCTAATCGATTATGTTGATTTGTTTGGCCGTGAGTACGGCTGGCGCAAAGAGGATGTCGAAAAACTCACGACCACCGACGCGACGCAACTTGTACTACGGATAATCCGCCAACGTCGAGAGCAGGCACGCGCCATGCAAGGACAAGGCTAGAACCGAAACATGGCAAAACTCTCAATCCTCGCTGAACTGATCGGAGCCGACCGCGTTGCGGAAGGCTTGGCGATGATCACTGGCGCAATCGAGGAGCTTGAGAAAGAACAGGCTGCTTTACAAAAACATTTGCAGGAAACCGGGCAGGCGGCGGGCGGTGCCGCTGGTCCTGGCGGCGGCGTCGCGCTTCTCGCCAATGGTCTGAAAGATGTTGCGCTGGGCTTCCTTGAGGGCGCGGCGTCGGCGGCTGCGGCTTACATCAGCATCAACAAGCTTTTCAGTCTAGTGGTAGGGGGCATCCGCGAGTTTGCGGAATTGGAGCGATTGAGCTTGCGCCTTGAAGCCGTGTTTAAGGCCACGGGCGGGCGTGCTGGTGTCACCGCAGAACAGATTGGCCAACTAGCAAACGCCTTGTCACAAACGACGTTTGTCACTCAGCAGGCGGTTTTGCAGGGTGCCGCGTCGCTGGCCACATTCCGCAGTGTACACGGTGAGGCTTTCGAGCGCGTGCTGAAGTTGTCGCAAGACGTGTCGGAAGTTATGGGTCGCGATTTCCGGGGAACAGTCGTTCAAATGGGCCGCGCGATGGATGCGATTTCATCCGGCTCTGTTGAAGGCATGCGTCGCGCGTTTTCATTCTTGAGCCCGGCGATCCTGGAAACCGCGAAGCAAATGGCGGAAGCGGGTAAGACCGCAGAAGCCATGAAGTACATTTTGGATGAAACCGAAAAATCTGTTGGCGGTGGCGGTGCCGCCGCGCATGGTGGCTTGGCTGGCTCTGTCGATAGCCTGACTAAGGCATGGTCTGATATGTGGCAGGAGATCGGTAAAATCATTGCCACAAGGACCGACTTGGAAGGCTGGTTCAAATCGGCTGCCCAAGGCGTGCGCGATGTACTCGACGCTTTCAATATTGGTATCAGCGGCGATGAAGAAAATTTGCTCAAGGTCGCAGGGACTATTACGCGTCTTCGCGATCAGTTGAAAGGTGTACGCACAGCCGGTCCAACCGCTTTCGTCGGGAATATGGAGATACTTAAAGGTGCGTTGCCGGGCGGGCAAGACGCGTATGCGCTTAATGAACAGCGTCGGCAGGCGCGCATTGTACAAATCACTACAGAGTTGAAGGTCGCAAAAGAAGAGCAAGCACTGCTGCGCGAGGATATCGCGCTTCGAAAGCAGAAGGGGGAAACTGAAGAGCAACTGCGCGTACAACACGAAAAGGACATAGCTTGGAACCAAAACATCAATGAGTTGACGATTGAGGGTAACAAGCTGATGGCCGAGGCTGCGGAAGAAAACCGCAAAGTCGGGCAGAGCATTACTGATGGACTGTTGTCGCCGACCGAAAAGTACAACAAAGCACTTGCTGAACTGAACATGAATTGGCGTATCTGGGGCCTGTCCGAGGAACAGAAGATCGCCCGTGCTGCGCAATTGAAAAAGCAGATGGATGATGAGATCGATGCGATCAATAAAAAGAATGCGAGTACACAGAAGGGCATTCAGCTAACCGATCAGCAAAACGAAAAATTGCGGGAGATGATGCCGTTGGTGACGCAGCTTGTTGCGGGCTACGAAGAGTACACGCGCACAATGGAAAATTGGGTGACGCGTGGCTTGGAAGCGGCGCAGTCCCCCACAGAAAAGATGGCTAAAGCGTTAAATATGTTGAAGGACGCGGCGGATCAGGGGCTTCTTGATGCCCCCGGTGCCTACCAGAAAATGTGGGACTTCATTATGCAGGGGATGGATCAGGCAACTGATAAAACAGAAGAGCTAACCGAGGCCGAAGCCTATCTCATTGCAACGACGCAAAACCTGATGTCGGGCTTTGCGGACATCGTGACCAATAGTTTGAGCACTGCTGGTGATGCGTGGGAAGGCTTCAAGAATTTAATCCTGAATGTTGGCAAGCAGATTTTGGACATGATCGTAAAGCTGGCGATCATCAATCCGCTCATGAACGCCGTTTTCGGTACGAGTTACTCGACCATCGGAAGCATGTTTGGTGCGGGCAGCGCTATAGGAAGCGGCGGTGTTGCGTATCCGCTGCCCCCCGCGATCCCCTCCGCGAAGCTGGCAACCGGTGGCTCCCGCGTTTTCACGCGGCCCACGTTGCTGTCCGTTGCGGAAATGGGGCCGGAGTTGGTCGAGGGCCGTCCGCTGGCGGGCGGCGGCAGTGGTGGAAAGTCCGGCGGCCAGCCGACGATCTACATCGACGCGCGCAATAGCAATGGCGACGCGGCGGTGCAATCTGCCGTCCGCGAAGCGCTGCGTCGCGCGATGCCAAGCTTTGTTGAAACGAGTGTACAAATGGTCCGGCAGCGTCACCGGATGGACCCCGGATATTTAAGGTAATGACAAATGCCGAGCATCACTTATCCGATCAGGTTGCCAGACCCGCAAGATTTGTCGGCGGTAGAGTTCACGATGTACTCAATTGTGGCGATGTCCTCTTCGCCGTTTTCTGGCATCCAACAAGTCTATCGGCATCCTGGCCAATATTGGATGGGCCGAATGGCGGTGTCATCGCAGCCGCGCGACAGCGCAGAACGTTGGCTTGCGTTCCTCGCATCGCTTTATGGACGCTACGGCACGTTTCTAGCTGGTGATCCGAAAGGTGGCGTGCCACGCGGCACCGCTGCCAATTCTCCGGGCGTGCCTGTCATTTCGGTTGCCAGCCTCAATACTGATTTTCTCAGCATCGCGGGTGCGATGTCGAGCGTGACCGGCTATCTGATGGTCGGCGACTATGTACAAGTAGGGTCTGGCGTTGCCACGCGCCTATTCAAAAATCTGGAACAGGTCAACACGACAAGCGGCGGTGTTGCCACGGTCAAAATCTGGCCGATGTTGAAAACACCCCCGGCTTCCGGCGCGACGCTCATCGTGAAAAGCTGCGAGGGCCTGTGGCGTCTTGCTACTAATGATCCAACGTGGTCAGCGGATAATTTCCTGACGGGCATCAGCTTCGACATCATGGAGGCGTTGACCTATCCATGACCCGTTCGCTTACCGCGCCTTTTGTCTCTGAGATCACAGCGGCGGCGCTTTTGCCAATCGTTTTGGTCAAGTTTGGCTTCACGTCTGGCGATCTTAATCTTTGGACTGGCGTCGGCGTCATTCAATGGAATGGCGATGCGTACACAGGTGTCGGCGGTCTGGGTGAAATTTCTGGCATCATGGAAACCGGTGAGATCAAAGCGACCAACGTACAATTCACGCTGAGCGGCGCGGATGAGATCATGATCGCGCTGGCGTTGGCTGAAAATTATCAAAACCGCGCCTGCCGTCTTTGGGTCGCTGTGCTCGATGGCAACTTTACGATCATCGCCGATCCGTACATGTTGTTTTCGGGCACGATGGACGTGATGACCATCGATGATCAGCCAACCAACCCCCGGATCACATTGACAGCAGAGAACGATCTGGCCGCGCTTCGCCGTCCGAACCCTCGATACTACACGCCGCAGGACCAGGAGTTGGAATATCCCGGCGACACGTTCTTCCAATATGTGACCGCGCTTCAGGACAAAATTATTCAATTTGGTGTTGGTGGTGGCACACCAAACACGCCGAAGTTTACGGGCAAGAATGCTGGGCGCAAACCTGTAGAAAGTACACCGACGCAAAGCGGACGTTGGAGATACTAGATATGGCCACTGCGATGCTTATTCGTTTTCAAGATTGGGAAACGCGCCTTCTCGATGCGATGGAGGCGACGAAGGATGTACTTTGCCAATATGGCGATCACGATTGCTGCAAGTCCGCCGCGCGATTGATCCATGCGATGACCGGCGTCGATTTCAGCGCCGATTTCCCGCCCTACGCGCAACGCAAGAAAGCCTTTCGCATCATCGCGCGCAATGGTGGCTTCGAACGCATGCTTGAGAGTATTGCAACTAAGTACAATTTGGAGGAAGTGCCGCCGACGATGGCGCGGCGCGGCGATCCTGTCATGGTGCAGACCGAGCGGGGTATGGCGGCTGGCATCGTTGATCTGACGGGTAAGCGCATCATCATTCCTGCGGGACGCGGCTGGGCATTCATTTCGGTGCAGCACGCTTCCCGCGCTTGGCGATTGGGGTAAACGATGCCCCCAGCAGCAGCAGTTATCGGCGGTGTCGCAGCAGGCGTGCTGGCGGGCGTTGGCTCTGCCGTCGCTGGTTCGGCTTTTATTGCTGGATCGGTTTTGGCAACCGCTCTTGTTGTTGGTGCGGTAACGGCGGCGTTGTCCATTGGCATGGCGATGTTGCAACAGGCGATGGCCCCGAAGCCAGAGATGCCTCACTCGCCGGATCGGACAATAAACGTCCGACAGCCAATCACGCCGTGGCGCATTGTCTATGGGTACACACGTTCTTCCGGCCCGATCACCTTCGTTCAGGGGACCAATCTGAATAACCGGCTGCACATGATCGTGACGCTGGCGTGCCACGAAATCGATGAGATCGTGGCGGTGCAGCTTAACGACTACATTGTGTACTCTGACAATATCGATGCTTCAACGCATATGGTGAAGTTTGGCCCTTACAAGAATAGGGTCCGCATCAAGTATCATTTGGGCAGCCCTGATCAGGAAGCTGATCCCGATTTACTGGCGGAAACCGAAGCCGTTTCGACTGATCGCGGGCGCGGGCGCGCGTACGTCTACATCCGCTTTGGTTATAACCAGGATGTCTTTGTCAGCGGCTTGCCGTCCGTTTCGGTTTGGATGTATGGCAAGAAGCTTTTTGATCCGCGCACCGGCAACACCGTTTTTAGTCCGAACCCAACGCTGATGCTGCGCGACTACATCACGCGCCCGCTGTATTTGGGCGGCATGGGTTTGGAGACTAGCCGGGTGAACGATACGGTGCTTCAGGCGTCGGCTAATTCCTGCGAGGAATTTGTCACTGTCACGTCAACCGATCATATCGTTTTCAATGTCGATGACACGTTGAACTGCATCGAGTTCGATACCGATACGTTGGTCAATCTGACGTTAGGCGACCGCGTGCGGATGAGTGTGATCGCCGATCCCGGCGACGGCACGCCAGAACATCCGCCAGAAAGCGCGGTTATGCCTACACCGCTTGCCGTGTTGACCGATTACTACATCGTGCCATTCCGCGAGCATCTGGTTGATAGCGTTGATCCCTATTTGTACGTCGCGAAGCCCGCAGTCCGGCTGGCAACTTCTTACGCCAATGCGCTGACGCGCACGGTGATCGACATCACTAATCCAGGCAGCGGTATCATGACGCTGACGAGGATTGCGGAGCCGCGCTACGTAGCAGCCGGGACCGTAGAACTGGATGACCCGCCGGGGCAAATCCTCGACAACATCCGCGCGTCGATGGCGGGCCGCATTTATTTGATTGGCGGACAGTGGGTCATCAAGTGTGGTGTGTACACGATGCCAACATGGACACTGATCGAGCGCGATCTGCGCCGTGGTCCACAAATCACGACGAAGGTATCCCGGCGTGATCGCTTCAACGCTGTGCGCGGCGCGTTCCTGGCCCCGGAAAATTTCTGGCAAGACGATGAGTACCCGATTGTCATCAACGGCGCATACGAAGCTGACGACGGCAACATTCGCATCTTCACGACGTTGGATATGCCGTTCGCTTTCAAGCCTTTCACTTGTCAGCGCATCGCCAAAATAGAATTGGAGCGCGGTCGGCGCGAGATGGCTGTGACGCTGCCGTGCAAGCTGTCGGCTTTCCAGGTGCAAGCGGGCGACAGTATTTATGTGACGTTGGATCGCTACGGCTGGAACTCCAAGGAATTTGAGGTGATGCAGTGGCAGCTAGTTGGCGATGAGGATGATGCAGGCGCGCCCTACATCGGCGTCGATCTGCAAGTCCGCGAGATCGATAGCAACGTGTTCGCCTGGAATGCCGATGAGGAAGGGTACTTTGCCCCGGCCAAGCGTACAGAGTTGATCAGCGCGTTCCTTGTTGGTGTGCCCGGCGCGCCTGTGATCACCGAAAGCACTTATCAGACCCGTGACGGCGCGGGCATCAAAGCCAAAGTCACGATGACTTGGGAAGCTTCAACCGACGGCTATGTGACGTTCTATCGTCCTGAGTACAAACGGGCTGACGTGTTGGATTGGACGCAGTTGCCGCAGGTCACCGCTAGCTTCCTGGCGGTTGATATTTTTGACGTGAACCCGGCGGTTTACGATTTCCGCGTGATTGCCATCAATGTCATGGGCTCCAATTCCGCGACTTCCGAAGTCACGACGCGCGAGATATTCGGTTTGTTGGCCCCGCCGACGCCGCCCGCCGGTCTGACGATGGTTGGCATGGGCGGTATGGCTCTTCTGCGCTGGGATAAATCGCCGGACCTGGATGTGTTGAACGGCGGGTACTTCGAGGTTCGGCATTCGCAGGCCGAAATCAACGCGCTTTGGGAAGAAAGCGTTACCATCGGAAATGTGGTGCCTGGATATGAAACCGTCGGCGTGTTCCCGCTGAAGCCGGGCACGTACTTGGTCAAGGCTGTCGATAGTATGGGGATCAAATCCACCTCGCCGTCGGCAGTCTCGACGGCAGGCGCGACGGTCCTGGGGTACACGACGCTTAATACGATCATCGAGGAACCGACGTTCTTCGGGACGCACAGTGGCACGGTTGGTGTCGATAGCATTTTGAAGCTGGGTTCGACTGGTCTGTGGGATGACATCCCGGATGTGGACGCGGTGACGTTGATCGACAGCTTTGGCGGCGGTGTTGCGTTGTCTGGTACGTACACATTTTCGACGCTGATGGATTTGACGACAATACAGCGCGTTCGCATTCGCACGACGTTGGCCGTCGTGATCACCGATACCTTCGATCTGTTTGATGAGCGGACCGCCAACATAGACGATTGGGACAATTTTGATGGCACGACTGTCGGTGACGCCGATGCGCAGGTATGGGTGCGGGTGACCGACGATGATCCGAATGCCTCGCCTACTTGGAGCGAGTACCAGCGCGCGGAAAGCGCAGAATTTGAATGTCGGGGCCTCCAATATCAATGTCGATTAAGCACGACCGATCCGGCATATAATATCGAAGTTTCAACTCTTCAGGTGAAAGCCGAGCAGGTGACCTAACCATGACCAAATTTGTGGCAACGCTGGATGCAAACCGCCTTCTGATCGGTTTTGTCGAGAAGGAAGACGCCGCGATCACCGAAGACGATATCGTGGTGGAAGCGCCCGATCTTGAATTGCGGGCGTATCGCTGGATCGAGAAGGACAAAAGCTTCTTGCCTCTGACGCGCACAGAGAAAAAGAAGCTTGATGAAAAGACCGTGATGCCGGAACAGATGACGGCCATCGTGAAGGGGTTCAAAGCGATCCGCGATGATGGCCGGATCGTACTGCCGCCGGAGACGCTGGAATGGATCGCATGGTGCGAAAAGTTTGTGAAGGTCTAAGCCATGTACAAACGCGCTATATTGGATGAGCACGATATCCTGGTCGCTTTCGAGGATGTCGAAGAACTGAATGAGGGCGATGTCGATGGTGGTGATGGGGACCTGTCGCTAAACGAGTACTTCTATTCGCGCGACAAGCTGTGCTTCATGCCGATCAAAGATCACAGCGCCCGCGTCGGACTGATGCAGCCGTTGCCGTTCGAAGTCGCTTTCTGTGATTTTGCGCAAATGATGAGCGAAGAACTAGGCAAGCCGCTCCCGGTTCGCACGCAATCTTGGATCGATTGGTATCGGCGTACATTCGATAGCGCTACAGCACCAAAGACGGTGCTGATTAACGGCAAGGATGGGGGCCAGCAATGACCCAGCACGATTACAATATTGGCAACGCTTCTGGCGCGACTGTTCGCACCGACCTTAATAATCTGGCGGGTGCCATTGCGACGCACAACAGCGGCGGCACCGCTCCGACCACGACGTATGCGTACATGTTTTGGGCTGACACCGCTGCCGGGCTTCTCAAAATCCGCAACGGCGCGAACACGTCATGGGTCACTGTTGGCGTGCTCGACAGCACCAATCTGGCATTGCTGGCGCTGACCGGCGGATCGCTGACCGGGGCCATCGAGCTAGATGCGTTTGCCGATCTGGCGTCTGGCGGGACAACGGACATCGGCGCGCAGACCACAAACTTTGTGCGCGTGACTGGCGTCACCGGCATCACCAGCTTCGGCACGGCAACGGCGGGCGTCTGGCGCATCCTGCGCTTCGCGGGCGCGCTGACCATCACCCACAATGCCGTGTCGCTGATCTTGCCAACAGCAGCGAGCATCACGACGGCAGCCAACGATAGCCTGTTGGCGATTTCGCTGGGCTCCGGCTCCTGGTTTGTCGCGATCTACCAGCGTGGCGATGGCACGCCGTTGGCCGGTGGCGCTGGTGGCGCAAGTGCTTTGAGCCTTCAGACCGGCACGACGCATTCGCCAGCAGTTTCGGATACCGGCAAGACCTTTAGCTACACCAACGCGGCGGGCTGCGCCGTTTCGCTTCCTGCGGTATCTGACGGCATCAATTTCCGCATGATCAATCGCGCAACGACTTCAGCCGCGATCCTGACGATCACAGCGTCCGGGCGGCTTTTCAGCGGCGGCGGTTCCTTCGTCAAAATACAAAACGAGCCGGGCTTCAGTGTAGTCGAGGTGATGTGCGTTTCGTCGGTTTGGGAAACCAGTACGCGCAAATGGAAAACCGATCCGAAGGCCGTCGCGGCGGGCAATACGACTGACGTACATTCACACGGGCTGGGCGTAAACCCGACGACGATGCAGCTTTTCTATCGCTGCGTTAATTCACAACAGGGTTGGCAGCCGGGCCAGGAATTTGCCGTTGATCAGATGTCCTACGATTTGGCGGGCACGGCGGGCAGTGGTGGGCATTACTGGTGTGGCGTCAATTCGGTGAATGTCAACTTCACGCGCGTAGGCGTGTACGATGGCGTGAACCCCACGACGGGCAACCAAGCTACCCTAACCGCCGGAAATTTCCGAACGCGCGTCGTTGTCACATTTTAGCGAGTACACTTCATGGCGCAGCACGACTACTCTATAGCGAATGCGACCGGATCGGCGTTTCGGACCGATCTGAATAATGCGTTGACTGCTGTGGTGTCGCTGAACAGCGGCGCGGCGGCTCCGACGACTATGTTCGCTTTCATGCTGTGGGCGGATACCACGACCGGCCTGCTGAAAATCCGCAACAGCGCGAACACGAATTGGATCACCATCGGCACGCTTGCGTCAACCAATTTGGGGCTCCTGGCTCTAAGCGGCGGTTCGCTTACCGGCGCGCTTGAACTTGACGCCTTTGAGGATTTGGGCAGCAGCGGCACGACGGACCTAAGCACCACGACTTCCAATTTTGTACGCATCACCGGCACGGCGGCGATTGCCAGCTTCGGCAGCGGTGCGGCGGGCCTGTGGCGCGTGCTGCGGTTCCAATCGACCGGCGCGACGCTGACGTACGACGGCACGGCGATGATCTTGCCGGGTGTCGCGAGCATCACTGCGTCTGCCGATGATCGGGCGTTGGCAATATCGCTGGGTTCCGGCAATTGGATTGTGCTTTTTTATCAGCGCGCGTCTGGTGGCGCTATTGCTACTCAGCTTGCACCAACCGTCGTTGCCACAAATCTGCACTCGCTGACGAATGCTGATAACGGCGCGCGTATCATGTACACCGCCCAAGCCTCTGTTGCGGTGTCCCATCTTAATTCGCTGAATAATGGCTGGTACGTCGATTTGATCTGCGCCACGTCATCATCTTCCATTACCCAAATCACGATCACTGCTTCGGGGTTGCTGAGCCATATACCAATCACCAGCGGCGGCTACAGTACGTTTTTGTTACAAGGTCGCCCGAACAACAACATGACGCGGCTGATGAAGATCAATTCGTTCTTTGATTTCTTCCCGCGCCGTTGGACAAGTGACACGTTTCCTAGCAGCGCGGCTGGTGCATTTAGTACATCAACCGGTTTGGCAACGCGGCCTCGAAAAGTGCAGTGTATCTTGCAATGCAATTCTGGCGACGCTGGGTACGTGGCAGGCGAGTTTGTGGCGTCAGTCGAACATGCCGAGCAAACAAATGCCAGTGCGAGTTGGGGCTTATCTGTCGCATCGAGCGGCGCAGCGCTGGATTTGAAGGTCGGCGCGAACGGGTTTCAGGTTAACAACAAAGGCACGGGCGCAAGCGTGGCGATCACTGAAGGCCGCTGGCAATTTTTCCTAAATTGCGAGGGCTAGCGAAATATGTCTCAGCATGACTATTCACTAGCAAATCAGGATACGGCGAGCTTTCGCGGTGATCTGAATTACTCTTTGTTGGCAACTGTTGGTTTGAACAGTGGCGGAACTGCGCCTGCCACGACATATGCGTACATGCTGTGGGCCGATACATCGAGCGGCTTCCTAAAAATCCGCAACGCAGCGAATAGTGCCTGGATCACCATCGGCACGCTTGCGTCAACCAATTTGGGGATACTGGCACTGACTGCCGGGCAGCAGATGTCCGGCGCGTTGTCACTCCCCGCGTTCGCCGATATCGCCTCTTCCGGCACGACGGCCATTGGCGGGGCCACGACAAACTTTGTACGCATCACGGGTGTCACCACGATCACCAGTTTTGGTACTATCGCCGCTGGTGTATGGCGCATGATCCGTTTTGCGGGCGCGTTGACGCTGACCCACAATGGCACGTCACTGATCTTGCCAGGATCGGCAAACATCGCCACAGCGGCGAACGATACAGCCTGGGCAATTTCGCTGGGTGGCGGCAACTGGATCGTTATGTTTTTTCAGCGGGCGTCAGGTCGGGCACTTATTCCGGGAGGTGCGCTGTCAAATCTTTCCGGCGTCAATTCGCTGACCAACAATGATCATGGAAAATTTTTGGTTTGTGGTTCTGGCACAACTGTCTACCTCCCTCATGTGTCGTCACTCCAAAATGGATGGTACACTGATTTTTACAATGCCTCACCAATTAGTGGTGTCATTCCTGGTGACAATATAGCGATTGTCTCTTCTGTGAATGGGGGCTGTATCTCCGGCGATTTGGATACCCCGTGGTACTCCTATATATTTTGTAGTTTGGTCGGAGCAAATTACACTCGATGCACTTTCACAGGATCACTTTTTGATTTTAATCCGCGCTGCTACGAAGCAACGGACTTTACGCCTACCGCAGGAAGCAGTCTTATTCAGGAGCACGGACTAGCAGCACGCGCAAAATCGATAGCAGCACGGCTGATCTGCAATTCAAATCAAAATGGGTACATCGTCGGCGAGCAAGTTATGACGGCATGGCATCCCCAACAAACTAATGCGTCGCCCTCTTTTGGTCTGTCTGTGACGACAGCAAGTAGTCTAGCCCTATTGCGTGTTGCCATCGCCACGAATGGTCTTCTCATCAATAATAAAAGCTCTGGGGTGGCCGAGGCGTTTATAGAAGCCGCGTGGACGTTGCGTGTATCAATTGAGGCGTAGTGGGAAAAATGGAAGGCTTTGATGTTAAAAGTCTGGTGTCTGTGTACGGCCCATTGGCATTTGGCTGGATTGTCGCAGTTTACTTATTGCTCCGATTGGTGTCGCTGGCCGAAAAAATGCACAACTGCATTGTTGAGTACACAAAAGCTATAACGCAGCTTACTGTTGTGATACAGGAACGATTAAAATGATGACGCTGTTTCAGCGTATATATCATGCTCTGGTGCCCAACGGGCGGATCGACCAGGACCTTGAAGAAGCCATCAAAGCCACAAAGAAGTTGGCGAAGGCTGTTGACGCGTGTGCGGGGCGATCCGTTGAAGACTTGGCGCAGGAGTTCGACGATGAGTTCGATCACCATCCTTAACGTGCAATTTTTTACGCTGTTGTTCGGGGGGCTTTTTATATTTTGCGCTTTTGCTCCATACAGCCTTCGGCGCATCCGCCGCCGCGAATTTTCGGAAGCCTTCTGGCTGGCTTTGGCAATTTCACTTACTTGGTTAGGCGTCGCTATCAACCGGTTGTACGTTTTGATTGCTTTGGAAGGACCGCATTTTGGCTGGTCTACCGAGTGGCTACGCAATCATTGGGCTCAAACGCCGACACTGCTGCCGATGATGGCTGGAATGCTGATCTTCATGCGCGTCGCTACTCATAAACATTCCGGCGAGTTTTTTTGGATCAGTGCCACGCTGTTCATACTATCGCTGGCATTTATGTTGTCAGCCGTACCTGATATCCTTACGACCAGCTTCTTCGGGAGGTAAAAATGTTTGGTGAAAAATCTGCAACGCTGATGAACATGAAAGGTGACGCGGCGTTTGGCGTCGCCGTCGATTACGTGCTGCGTCGTGAAGGTGTACTTTCTGATCACGCGAAGGACCCCGGCGGCCTGACCAAGTACGGCATAGCAAAAGCCTACCATCCCAATGTCGATATCGCGAACCTGACGGTTGAAGGCGCGCTGGCAATTTATAAAGAGGAATACTGGACGCGCTGGCACTGCGAAGAGATGCCCGCGATGTGGGCCATCGCGATTTTTGATGGTGTCGTGAACCAGCCGCCTTACACGACTAGCCCGGAACCAGTAGAGGACGGCGTGATCGAAATGATGCAGCGGACCATGCGCCTGTTGCCCGATGGTAAGGTCGGGCCGAAGACGATTGCGGCGCTGTGGAAGTCTGCACAATCGGATCACGCGCTTGAAGACCTCGCCGATTTCCTGTCGCGGCGGGGCTACCGCTATCACCGAAAATCACAGGACGTATTTGTACGCGGACTTCTACGCCGGATGGTTTTAACCGCGCTTTTTGCGGCTAACTACACGGTCGATGCTGCCGTTGATTGACCATATTTTCAGTCAATATGGCGCGGTATCATAGCGCTTCCAACGAGGTGCCCTATGGTCAATCCAAATCCAGGCGGAACGCCGTTACAATCTTCTGAGACAAAGGCCGCTGTCATTGCCGCCGATGTCGTGTCTGCCAAAACGGCTGTGGACACGAAGGCGACGAAGGCGTGGCTGGCGGGTTTCGGCACCCTGATCGTTCCGCTGGTCTTGCAGAATTTGCTTGGCACATCGGACAGCGCCGAAGTGATCTTCCGATACCTCTTCTGTCACATGCTCGAAATTCTGTGTCCGACCGGTGACGACGTGTACAACGCGATGAAGACGTTGGCGGGTGCCATCGCCAGCGCCGTCGGCGTCGGATATCTGACCTACTTCATCCCCAACAAAGCAAAAGTTGCTGTGCCCGAAAACGGAGGGACGTAATGTACAAAACACTGAGAGTGTTTCTGTTGGTGGGGCTCATTGCCTCGCCGTTTGCGCTATCTGGCTGCGCATCATCGGTCGCAGAAACTCCGGCGCAGCGTGTCTACGCGCTACAGTCCGAATACGCCGCGCTTCTGGCCGCCGCCGTCGCCTATGAAAGCCAGCCGCGCTGCATCCCGCCTGCCACATCGCTGACGATGGCCTGTTCGCAAGAGGATTGGGTCCTCGAAATCCGCACGGCGGATAACGATGCGTACACGACGATCCGCGCTGCGCAGGATGTCGTGCGCGATCCGAACACGACCGGCAACATCGGCACGGCGCTATCCATCGCTCGAAGCGCGTTGACCGTCTTTAACCAAGTCCTGGTCAACCATCACCTGATCGGCGCGCCGACTGTGGGTATGTACTCACCGCCGGGAATGAAGCCACCGATGAGTGATCGCGATCTGGTGCAGCGTACCGTGCCGCACAGTGTTCTCTTCCCGAGCATGGGAGTTCAGCTATGACATCCGCCCTTAGTTTTGCGATGATCCTGATCCAGTATCTTCCTGCTGCGATCCAGGGCATCTCCGAAGCGGCGCAACTCATCGAATGGGGCGTCGAGCGCGTGAAGACAATGGTCGCCGAGAAGCGCGATCCATCGCCAGCAGAATGGGACGAATTGAACGCAAAGACCGACGCACTACGCGCCCGTCTGCATTCCGACGCTACCTAAGACCCTGCGGCGCGTTGTTCCTGGCATTCGTTTTGCATGGCTGCGTCTTTCCAGAGCTTTGCGAAACGTTTGCCGGGGATACGCCGATTGGTAGGGCAACCGATGACTGCAAGCGCTTTCATCTCACTTGGACCTATCACATCGATTGGCGTCCGCGCGCTGGCGTCCTTCCCAACACAAATCCAGAACTAGCGAAGCCGCCATCATGAAGAAAAGTTTACTGGCAATCATCCTCGATCTGGTGAAAAGTCTGCTGGCATTTTGGCGTGCCAAAAAGACCGAGGCCGCACAAAACGCGAAAGTGGAAACCGGTCTAAGGGAGCAAGCCAATGTCGATACGCACCGTCCTGTTAGCACCGATGTTGACGATATTCTTGGCCGGTTGTCCGCTGAACGTAAACCTGGGGATGGGGGACATGGGGCCGGAGATACCGGAAAGCGAAATCCCAACGACCGCTGAACCGTCGCCGGTCAAGAAGCTCTGTCCCGAATTTCGCAAGATGCCGCCCGAGGCCGTCGCGTTTCTGCGGCGCATCGCCGCTATTGATCCTGATGGCACCGGGCCAAAGCCAGCGCGCCCGGTCGCGGGTTCCGAAGAATTGTGGGACTGGCTTTCCTCGATGACGGTTCTTGAAGACAAATTGGAAATCTGCCGCGCTGCCGAACAGTGAGCACCCCATGCGGCCCGTATTTCAACAGCCGTTTGTCGAAGACCCCGAGCGCGTCACGTTGATGCCGATTGGATTGCCTGCCTGCCTCGCCTCCCTTTTGGAAATCGCTTTATCGGACGTGCCCGATCTGCGGTGTACTCAAAAGCAGAATTTCTGGCAGCGGTCCAATCTCTGGCTGTCGATGCGCAAGCTGCAACTTTTAAGCATGGCGCTGACCGATCACGCGCTGCCAACCGAAACCGTTTTTGGATACCATATCCGCATCGGGAACTTCCCGCCGCCGACGCCGCTGACAATCCCGCCGACTTACGCGCTTGTGTACAACGGCAAAAAGCTGGCGCACGATCCCAACTATGAACCCATGATGGAAAAGCGCGCCTATGCGCTGACACCGGTCCAATGGCTGCTACTCCCACTGGACCCGCGCCGATAATGAACGATTGGCACCGTTGCGCGGTTTGCGGGAACCTATGCGCCCCACATCTCTTCGCGCACGCTCATATCAACGATGACAGTCAGATCAGTTGGTACACAAAAGGCGATGATGGGCGCGGCCACAACAAGCCAACCTACTTTTTCGGCGACACCAATTTCTGCCGTGCCGCCTGCTGTCTGAAGTGGTACGAAGAGAATAAAGGACGCGTTGAATGTCCGTTGTCGGCATAGTTCTAGCGGGCGGGACCGGTTCCCGGCTTTATCCGCTTTCCACACCAGAAGAGCCAAAGCAATTCATATCGCTGATCGGCGGGCGGTCCGGGTGCTCGATGGCGCTGCGGCTGATCTTGCGTAGCGGGTGCGATGAGCTTGGTGTAATCACCAGCGGCAAAGCTTTGGAAGCGTGCCAGCGCACCTTGGAAATGGAGCCCGCGAACGTCGTCATGCGTACGACTGTGCTGGTCGAAAGCCATCCCGTCGGAACTTATTTCAGCTACGTCATGGCGGCTCACAAAATTCTGGCCGATAGCGTACTCATCGTCACGCCGTCGGATCATTGGATCGCCAATCCAGATGCAATGGTCGATGCTCTGCGCCGCGCTGTTCGCTTGGCCTACACTTTCGAAGGCATTGTGGTTTTGGGTGAGGTAGCGGTTGCCGCCGATCCTGCGGTCGGATACTTGCGCGTCACGATGCCCCGCGACGATCACGCCACGGGGAAACTGTCGGCGTTCATCCAGCGGCCCGGCATCGAGAAGGCCGCGCGGCTGATGGACAGCGGCGATCATGTTCTTTGGAATACCGGCATCACGGTCGCCCGCGCGAGCGTTTGGCGGCGACTGATGTCGCCGCTGTCACCACAGTTTTCAGCGGCGCTGCGGGACAGCTTCCATAGCGGGGCTTTGCTCCACATTGACACCAAAGCGCTGTCACAGCAGGTCGCGCCGGTCGGCATCGATGAGGCGATCATTGCCCGGCCAGGGGCTCCGGTCCTGGTGCAGCGGGTGCAAAGCGGCTGGCATGACATCGGGACGCCGGAAGGGCTAGCCCGCGCCAGGGCCGCCGCCGGAGAGAAATACGGAAAATGATTTCTTTCTGACGTAGAATGTTTTCATATCAAAGCACTCCGGCACTTTGTGTGCAGTCGAATGGGGCTGATCGACGGGAAGGCCCGTTTTTTGGCCGCTGGGGAGGGTTGGCCCTGCGCCGCTGGTTGGGCACGGCGGACCGCCTCAGCGCTCACAGGCACCGGGAAATCCGGGGGTTGTCAGGGCGATTTCCGTAGGGCTAGGATGCCCGTGACCTGAAGACCCCCGTTGCAGATGCCCAAATTGGCCAGTGCCGTTAAGCGGGGGCAGTCCGAAGTGATCCCTTTCCGTTT